GGTCCCTGTGCTCCTGTTGCTCCTGGTCCCTGTGCTCCTGTTGAACCTTGTGCTCCTGTTGAACCTATTGTTCCCTGTGCTCCTGTTGAACCTGTTCCCTGTGCTCCTGTTGAACCTTGTGCTCCTGTTGCTCCTGTTGATCCTGTTGAACCTATTGTTCCCTGTGCTCCTGTTGATCCTGTTGAACCTTGTGCTCCTGTTGCTCCTGTTGATCCTGTTGAACCTATTGTTCCCTGTGCTCCTACGGTTCCCTGTGCTCCTACGGTTCCTACGGTTCCCTGTGCTCCTACGGTTCCCTGTGCTCCTACGGTTCCTACGGTTCCCTGTGCTCCTACGGTTCCTACGGTTCCCTGTGCTCCTACGGTTCCTACGGTTCCCTGTGCTCCTACGGTTCCCTGTGCTCCTACGGTTCCCTGTGCTCCTACGGTTCCTACGGTTCCATGTGCTCCTACGGTTCCTACGGTTCCCTGTGCTCCTATAGTCCCCTGTGCTCCTACGGTTCCCTGTGCTCCTGTTGCTCCAGTAGATCCAGTAGATCCAGTAGATCCAGTAGATCCTTGTGATCCAGTAGATCCTGTTGCTCCAGTAGATCCAGTAGCTCCAGTTGCTCCTGTTGCACCGTAAACAACACCAGTATCGCCTTGTGGACCTTTATTTCCTTGAGGTCCTGTATCGCCTTGAGGTCCTGTATTTCCTTGAGGTCCTGTATCTCCTGTTGCACCTCCACTAGGTCCAATAGGTCCTGTAGAACCAGTTGCTCCTGTATCGCCAGTGGGCCCTCTTACACCAGGCACACCTTGAGGACCAGGTATGCCTTGTCCAGGCGTATTACAACATCGTTTTGACCCTAAATAATTTGTATAACTACTATACGACATATATTATATACTTTTAGAAAAATGTTATAAGCGAAGCGAAACAAAATAAATTTATAAAAATATTATCATTATAATGATATACTAATTACAATTTACTAAAACAACTGTAACAATTGCTGTTCCAGACCAAACTGAACTATATGTTCCTCCAGTAATAACAACTTTACAAGTTCCGGTTGCACTTCCACTTACACCAAATGTGTCTGAAAATGATAAATAACTACCATTTGGTGTTGTTGGGTTTGATGGAAAAGCACTTTGATAAACATTTAAAGATGAAGCAGAATTCCATCCCATAGCACTATTTGTATCACTATTTACGTTTGAAGTGTCTATCACTTGATAACAAATAGCATTTTGATTAGTATAAGTAGTGGCTGAAAATCCTACCGAAATAGTCCATCTTGTTCCAGCTGTCATTCCAGTGATAAGACCTAAATCAAAAATAGTATTACTTGGGCTACCTGAAACCGAAAATGGAGCAGACTGATAAAATCTTTGCGGTCTTGCACTAATCCCTTGAAATTGCAAATCACTGTAACTTAACTGACTATAAACAACTGCGGCTCCAAACGAAATAGACAAATCTAAAAGACCGGTTGATTGTATTTTTGCAAAATTATTTACTCCCGCATCAAGTTGTAACTTACTTTTTGTTAATTCGCTATATCCAGTCGTAGCTGTTTCACTTAATTTAATACGATGATTTGTAGCATCGTTTTCCAAGTCAGTGTATTTGGTATTACCACCACTAGTAAATTCTTGTTTAACATTTCTAAAAAAATCAATACCCAAATTAGCACCGCCAACTCTTATAACCTCAGTTATAACATTATTAATTCTGCTAAAAATACGATAAACACCATTTCCACTAGTAGAGTTTGTAATAGATCCTTGTAATCTTCCATATTCAATTTGAGTTCCAGTACTATTTTTTGCTTGAAAACTTATCTCCCCTATTGGTGCTCCATTTGTAGAAGTATTTTTATACATTCGTAGAGAACCAATACCTGGATTTGTATCATTTTGATTTAAAACAAGCATTGGATTATTTGTTCCACCAGTTGTTCCGCTTTAAATAGTCAACTTATTAATATCTACTGTAGAACCTTTACATCCAGTCATACCTCTAGCACCTTGTGCTCCAGTTCTACCTGTTAATCCCATAACTCCAATAGGACCACCCGGTCCTTGAGCTCCTTCAGCGCCTTGTGGTCCAGAAGATCTATTATTACAACAACGTTTTGCTCCTAAATATGTTGAATAGCTATCAGACATTAATATATAAACATAATAAATATTTTTAATATTTACTTAAAAATATTTATATTTTAGTTAAAGTTGCTGTAAAAGAAAACGGTGGATTAGAACCAATATAATTTAACGATGATTGATAAATATTTAATGTTAAAGATGTTTCTGCATTTGTTATATTAAAAATATCATTAGCAGAACCAGTTGTAGAAGTTGAATTAGTTATTAATGTATAAGGTGCTGTTTTATTATATATAATTGGTTGATATTCTGTAGAGGTTGTTGTTCCGGTAAATGTTATACAAAATTGGTTTGTTGGATCAGAAAATCCTTCTGATATACCCCAAGATAATGCCCAAGTAGTCCCAAAAGTTGAACTAGGAAACGTAATAGGTGTTAAATATGTGTATGCGGGAATAAGGAAACTACTTTGAATATTCAAAAAATCACCAATAGTAGAATTAATAACATACCCAGTTCCAGCTGGTCCAGTTGGTCCAGTTGGTCCTACTGAACCAGCTCCATCACCCTTTGCGCCTTGTGGACCTTGGGGACCGGTTGCTCCAATACAACAATATCCTTGGGGTCCTCTTGAACCTTGGGGACCAGTTGCTCCTTGTATGCCTCTGGGTCCCGTGGGACCTAGTGATCCTCTGGAACCTTGAGGTCCTTGAGATCCACTACTTTGGTTACAAATCGTTTTATTTACTGAGTATTGGTTATAATTTAGAAAACTAGACATATTAATATATATACATAAATAAATTTATAAAAATTTAAATGAAATTATTTATAAATTATTAAATTTGAATAAATGTTATACTAAATTTAATTGTTTTAGATGGTATTACAACTGTATTACTAGAATTAGTAGATTGTAATAGTTCAATAGAATATATTCCTGCGTTAGAAATAGTTATTACATCATTACCAGTTCCAAATATTTTATTATAACTAGAATTAGAATATAACACACATGGATCAGTATTATTAAAAACTGTTGGATAAAGATAACCAGGACCTAGACCATTAAGTCTAACATAAAAATTATTTTCAGAGTCAATCCAATTTTCATTGATTTCCCAATTTATTGAAAAGGTTCCTGTAGATAAAAAAGTAACAGAATTACTTATAATACTGGTTGCAAAAATAGTTAAATCAGTATATCCTGTATTGCTATAAGTAGCACTACTATCAGTAGTAAAAGTAAAATTAGTATTGATAGCTGTTTGAGTTCCAGTGATACCGACAGGTCCAATTGCCCCGGTATTTCCAGTTGATCCACCTTGTTCTCCAACTGATCCTTGTGGTCCTTGACGACCTCTATAACATAATCCTGTATCTCCTGTAGATCCCGTGTTTCCAGTTGTCCCCGTGACGCCAATTTCTCCTATTGAACCTTGTAGACCAATAGCACCTTGAGCACCAGTGCTTCCTTTAATAAGATTATTTATACAACATCGTTTACTTCCTAAATTCATCATAATAATATATTAAAATATTAATAAATTATTAATTATATAAACAGCTGTAAAATTTGTTCTTTATCCAAATTGTCATAATCAAATAAATAATCATTTGTCCATTTTGTATTATTGTTAGTTGGCGAAACGTATAAGTGTTGTTTACATTTATTATCACAGTTATCTCTAACAAATCCCTTTTCAATAAGAATTGATTCTGGAATCACATAAAACTTCCCATTTTTACAATTTAACCAATAGAAGTCATTGTCTCCTTTTTCGTATGAAGTTCTATTATGTTTTCCACTACTTTTTTCTAATATAAATCCAAATGAATTAGAATTATTTTTACAGATAAACCCACCTTTTTCTTGAATTTTAAAGTTTCCAATTTTAAAGTCGTAAACGGTTCCTTCCATATTTGGATAAATAAATTCAACAAAGTGTATTTTAGTTTCTCTTAATTTTCTATATTCTTGTTCTTGTTTATGAGAATCGCTTGTTGGAGTATTTAATAAATCAAATGAAAATGTATTCATAACTGAATAATAATCTAATAGTTTGTCATTAATATTATCAATAGTTACTTCATATTTATTATATTTTGATGTTTTTGCTATACCAATAGTTTTTTGTCCGTTAACATCTTCATACGGAATTAACCACATTTTTTTATCTTGTAAACAAATACATAATATTAAACAATTATCATACTTTGTTCCATTTAATCTAAAGTAATATTGTTCCTTATCTGTTTTACTACAAGTAGTTTTAACTTGTATACCAATCCACAAATCTTTATCAGTATTTGTTGATTTTAAAATTATATCAGATTTACAACCATCAAACGATTTATTAGAAACAAATTTTTCACTAATTATAGAGATAAAATAGTTAATACATGAAAATTCTTGTTCTATAGAACTATTTTTGTTTTCGCCGCTTCTAAGTTGTTTTAATTTTTCTCCTGTATTTTTATTAACGCAAGAAGGACAATTAATGCCTTGGTTCAAAGACGTAAAATTAGATAGACATACAATATTATTATGTCCACAAAAAGAAGTATATGCTAATTTGGTTCTATTATTTTTATATAATTTATAAAATTCGTCTTCATTCATAGATAAACTACATCCTTTATCTAAGAAAGTTTTACATACATCTTGAAATGTAGGAATTTCCAAAGCACAATTTCTGCATTTCAATCCATGACCAATTAAAAATGCTTTTAGATCAATGTTGTTGGTATGTCCGCAACAAGCAATATAGTTTAATTTTTGTAATTGATTTGTATATTTTGAATCTAATAAACTACAATTTTTAGATTCAAACATATTGGCGACTTGTGTTACAGTATAACGTATAGGCATATTATGATATGTCTTATGTTATTGTCTTTAAGTTATATTCAATTTTAAATGATAGGGTATTCCAACTTATGTCGAGGGCAAAGGTACAAGACAGAGGCGTATGGAACCCAATGACGCCACATCATACTTAACCACAAGAGGCAAATCGTTTTCTAAATACATTTCAATTTGAGAACAAAGGTTGGTGCATTTGATGAAATAGCCGAGGTTCTTTAAGGAGAATTCTCCTTGAATAATTTTAGATGAATCTTGTTTCATAATGAATCCCATAGATCCATCAGATTCAGCTCGATGAATTTCAGCAGAAGCGAATTGTCCTTGACACTTAAATATGAGTTCGTTGCCAACAGACTTAATTTCCAGTTTATCAGAAATACAAGATAAATCGCGAATGATCTTTTGAAAATCCGCAGACGGAAGATTAATAATGGAAGAGAATTTAACATCAGGCACTTCGAGTTCATCTTGTTCAGGTTCAATTAATTTGAGTTTTTGTGTCTTACATTGTTTAATATCTCCATTTTCAAATTTAAGTGCTAGATGAGAAACAATTCCATCATAATAGTCTGAATTTTCAATATAAATAGTTAATGTATCATCGTTATCAATAGAGTTAATTAGCTTAAACAAATGAAACATATTAACTCCAATAATAATTTTCTCTTTTTTACATTCATAAAATTCAAAATTAGAAGCTGCTAAATAAAGATGAACTAAAATAGTATGAGATTTATCCATATTAATAATTCGAATACCATCTGGTTGAAAAGAAATATTAGTTTCTAAAAGAATATCTTTTAGAGCAGTCATTAAAGTGCGAAAAGGAGCAATTTGAACAGTTTTAATTGTTAAAACATTGCTATCTGTAGATGCGTTCTTATTAATGAATTGTGACATTATAGTTGATTTTAAACGCAAATCTTTAAATACTTATGTTTAGAAAATAATTATTTAATTTTTTAATTTTTTAATTTTTTAATTTTTTAGTTTTTTAGTTTAGAAATAATAATAATAATCATAATATTAAGTATTATGATTATTAAATATGGTATAATAAATAATAATATTGACGTAACAGACATTTGTCATACAAAAATGTGTAATAACAATATAATACATATTCCTTATGGAGATCTACATAGAGGAGATATTTTTAGCGATCCATTGTTTGGTGTTCTAAAGTCAATATTTATAACAAATGAATTAGGCGAAACTATAGAATATGACCATAAAAAAGATGTCTATATAAATACAGAAACGAATACAATTACAATTAGAGACGAAAGTGAAATAACCGAAAAATTAACAGAAATACACAATACTTTGAGGCTAGAATTTGGTAGTCTTAAAGATGAATATCCAGAACAAATTATGACAGTTAGTTATTTAACTGGAAACGAAAAGGTATTAGAGATAGGTGGAAATATTGGTCGAAATTCAGTTATAATATCAACTATTTTGAAAAAACAAAATAACCATAATTTTGTTAGTTTAGAATCATCTAATGATATCGCTTGTCAATTGATATATAACAGAGAATTAAATGATTTGAATTTTCATGTAGAAAAATCTGCTTTATCTAAAAGAAACCTAATACAAACTGGATGGGATACTATAGAAAGCGATATACTATTGGATGGATATAAATCCGTAAATACGATTACATTAGATGAACTATATTCAAAATATAATATAATATTCGATACATTAATATTGGATTGTGAAGGGGCTTTCTATTATATTTTAATGGATATGCCAGAAATATTAAAACCGGTTAATTTAATAATAATGGAAAATGATTATTGGGATATAAATAAAAAAAATTTTGTGGATAACGTCTTGGTAAATAACGGATTTTATGTGGATTACAAAAAAGATGGGGGATGGGGACCATGTCATAAAAATTTTTATGAAGTTTGGAAAAAATAAAAATACTAAATTAAATTTTAACTTTTGGCACATGTCGTTTTCCATATCCATATTTTTTACGGGCCATTTGTGCCATTTTATATCCTTTAGATCCATGGTTACACCCTTCATTCAATATATTATAATCTATAGCACCGGCTTTTCCTGATGTTAAAGCACTAGCTAGCCGTGCTATTCCCCACGATTGTGCAGTTTGGTTCGGTCTAGATCCTGATGAATAATATGCCCCTGCACCTTTATTAATAATTTTTTTTAAAGAGCTTTTGGAACATCCTGATTTTTTAGAAAGCTCATCAGTTGCTCCAATTTTTTCAATGCCATACATTTTTCTAGCTTTTAAAATATGTTTGGATGTTTTACTTAGAAAAGTTTTGACTGGTTTTCTAGTATAATATTTGTTTTGTTTATAAAGTCTTCTAGATTTCAAAAGCATATTCGATTGTTTTTTTCTATCTTTTGCTGATAGTTTCTTAGGTAAATATCTTAAATTAATAACTTTTTGTTTTTGTGTTTTCATATATTCTGTAGATAATATAAAATTTTACAAGTTGTAAATAACGTATAAAAAGTATAATAACTTATAAAAAAGAAACTTAAAGACTAATTAAAAACTATTATAGATGGAAAATAATAAAATAGAAACCAATAAATTAGAAACCAATAAATTAGAAACCAATAAATTAGAAACCAATAAATTAGAAACCAATAAATTAGAAACCAATAAATTAGAAACCAATAAATTAGAAACCAATAAATTAGAAGAAATAACTATTATAATAAACGAATTATTTACAAAATACAAGGATAATGTTTATATGACACATCGTTTAGAAACTCATTTGATAAATTTACCAAATATGTTAGAACAAGAAAATAAAAAATATGATGAGCGGGTTTCTAGGTTTAATGAACTAACATTAGAACAAGATAACTTTCACAAAGTATTTTTATCAAAACATCAATATTTTTATATGCCTTATAATAACATATATTATGAATATGATGGAAAAACATATAAAATTATTAAGGATGATGATATTCACCATCATTTACTTTCAACAATTACAGACGAGGGTAAATTAATTCAATGGAAACATAAAACAAAACAAAATATAATTAAAAAGATAAAGGATAGATCTTTATTCAAGTCAACTCCTGAAACATATACTATTCAATCTGTATTAGGTTTTTTACAAACAGTGTTTCAAACAAAAACTGAAGCGAAATATTTTTTAACTGTTATTGGAGATTGTTTATTGAAGAAAAATACAGAAAATTTAATGTATTTTGTTAGTTCATCTGTTAGAAAACTAGTTACAATGATAGATTCTATTGGATACATTACTACAGGCAATTCCATAATGAACAATTTTATAACAAAATATCACGATAGTCACAAGTTACCATTATATCGTTTAATAAAAACAAATGAATCAACTAATACTTTATCACAAGAAATAGTAAAAGGCGTATTAAATAATATTGGTATAGATTTACTTTGTGTAGCAGCTCACTATTCAGAACAATATAGTAATTCTGATAATTATTTGAAAACAAAGGTAGAAGATTCTGTTAAGGATTATATATTCTATTTTGTTGAAAATACATTAGAAAAAGTAATTGATAATTTTATTAGCCAGTGTATTGAAACAGTATCAACGGATTCTAATATTACATGGAAAAATATGCATTATGTCTGGAAATTATACCTAACAAGTATAAATATTCCAAATATGGCATATTCTAATCAATTACAAACAATTTTGACAAGTAAATTAGAACATACTTTAGAAAATAGTGTTATAAATTTTACTCATATAACTAGTAAATATTTGCCAAATGTTAGTTCATTTTTGGCTTTTTGGGAAACTCATATGATTATTACAAATGATAACAATTTGGATGATGAATATGAGATAGATGAATATGAGATAGATGAAATATCCACACTATATAAAAATTCAGATCAAAAAAATTCTCAAATTTCGGATGCGAATATGATAAAAATGATTTGTCACTATTTTTCTCCACAAGTAGAAATAATTGATAATAAGTATATAACAAATATTAAATGTAATTTATGGTCTAAACAAGATGATATTAATGAATTTTTAAATTTATACAAGTTTAATTTAAATAATCAAGGCATAAATCCTAATTTAGATTTAATATCATTCGATGATTTGTATCAAGGTTATAAAGCATATTTTAAGGCAAAGGGTGTCTTAGAACAAAAGTCGTTTCCAATTGTTTCAAAGCAATTTTTTGAGAAATTTGTGTCGAATCAGTTTCAAACATATATAAAATTTGAAAAATTTGTTAGTTCAGAATGGTTAGAAGATCAATCAATTATGAACGTATAAATAATAAGATAATTAAGAATTTATTTTATTATTTTATTATTTTATTATTTTAAGCATTACCAGCTTCAATTTGGAGGGAATCAGAACCAAGAAGTCCTCCACGATTACCGGTTCCACCCATCATTCCTCTACGACGTCTGCGTTTTCCACCAGCCATACCAGCTAATAATTGAATATTAGCGGAACCAGCATCACCAACAGTAATACCTTGTCCATCAATTCCATCGCCAGACCAGTTGGAAGAACCAAAATTATTTAATGGAGTCATTCCAGATCCACCATACATTCTTCTAGATCTTCGTTTTCCACCAGAAGCACCTAAAGCAGCATCTAAAGGTGAAGGGGAATATGCGTATCCTCCTCTCATCTTCTTGGATCCTTTTCTTTTCGAACCAACTTTGACAAATCCGAATTTGCCTTTTTGGGTTCCATAACCGTGTTTTAAAAGACGATTTTCCTTTTTAGCACTAAAGTGTTTAGATTTAGAAACAATGCGTCCAGACTTGTTCATCATTAAGTCAGACTTGGTGAGTCCACCAGATGTTTTTTTAGATGTTCCATGCCAAACTTGAGCACGAGTTCCGATAGTATGAATTTTACCAGTCATTATAGAATAAATAAAGAAAAAAAGAAAAATAAAAGAAATAAAAGAAATAAAAGAAATAACAGAAATAACAGAAATAAAAGAAATAACAGAAATAACAGAAAGAAGGAAAAGAATTAATGTCTAAAACATAACGATTAGATAAAAATTTAAAACGCATCTAAAATTTATTTCTTAGTGGTCTAAAGGAACCACCAGGTTGGCCTTCCCAACTTCCTAGATAATTAATAGTAACAGGTCTATTAAAATTACCAAATGTAGTTTTTCCTCCTAAAGTTCCAGTAAGAATTGTTGCTACACGGTTATTTTCAGTTTGTGAAGGATCATTCCACCCTTGTTTTGTTAAATTTGCTTTTTGTTGAATACATCCACATAAACTTTCATCGCTTATATCATTTACATATACTTGATTCGAATTAAATGTTCTATAATATTGTCTAATAAATTCTTTATTGATAAATTGTCTTAAATTACCTTTATTTCCAGGAGTGAATCTATTATTATTATATGTTGACATATGATCTAATATTTAAATATATAATTATTTCTGTAGAAACAGCGAATATGTTTATTATTTTTAATTTAAAGGGCTTTAAGTTAAAAATAATATATTATAATTAGGTTGACACTGATAAACTATTTAATATATGTTTTATATACATTATTACACCATATTGTGTAACAAATATTATAATTATATTTTGGTAGTGTTTTCAGTAAGGTAATATTGATTTGTAAAAGTATTTAGGTTTTGAAAAATGGACATTTATAAATGTCCAAAAACGGAAACCTAAATAAAGTCTTGAAATAAATGTGTATAAACTAGTTTTTAGACCATAATGCTGTAAATTATAGAAAAACAGAAAACAATATGTGATTATATTTTTTTATATTAAAACTTAAAAATATAATCTCCTACTATTTTATGGAAACTTTAGGAAACAAATTAGGGGCAAAAAGGGCAAAAAAGGGAAATAAAGGGCAAACCGAATACTATTGTGAAAAATGCGAACTGTTATGCTATAAAAAATATAGTTGGGAAAGACATTTATTAACATCAAAACATAAACAAGAAACAAATGGAAACATGACGGAAACAAACAAAGGGCAAAAAGGGTGTAATAATTACTGTGACAATTGCGATAAAGAATTTAAAACCCGTTCTGGACTATGGAAACATACCAAAATTTGTAATTTTGAAGATAAAACATATAGTACTATAGAACCTTGCTGTATTGAAACTACAATTGAAAAAAACACTATAACCGATAAAGAACTTATTATGATGGTGGTCAAACAAAACACAGAGATTATGAAGGAAAATTCAGAGATGAAAAATATGATGATGAAGGTTATTGAAAATGGGACTCATAATACAACTAATAACAATAATACTAATTCACATAACAAAACATTTAATCTTAATTTCTTTTTAAACGAAACGTGTAAAAATGCCATGAATATTATGGATTTTGTTAATCAATTACAATTGGAAATCAAGGAACTTGAAGATACAGGGCGACTTGGGTTTGCAGAAGGCATTTCCAAAATAATTATTAATGGATTAAAACAAATGGATATTAGTGACAGACCAATACATTGTTCTGATTCTAAAAGAGAAGTTGTTTATATTAAAGATAACGATCAATGGAACAAAGAGTCCGAAGATAAAACATTATTAACAACTGCTATTAAACACGTAGCTCATAAAAATATGAAACAAATTTCTCAATGGACAAAGGCAAATCCTGAATTTAATGATTCTAGTTCTAAACAAAATGATAAGTATTTAAAAATTGTTAGCGAATCAATGTCTGGTTCAAGTCAAGAAGAAACTAACAAAAATTATAATAAAATAATAAAGAACATCGCGAAGGAAACAATTATAGATAAATAGTTCTTTAAGTTCCTTTAAGAATAATATCTATTGTTTGTATATTTTATTTCCAAAAGTATTTAGGTTTTGAAAAATGGACATTTATAAATGTCCAAAAACGGAAACCTAAATAAAGTCTTGAAAAAGACCCTCTTAATCAAGGTTTTAGACCATAATGATCTAAAAAAACGAAAAATCTCGTTTCAAACTGTGATGCTACTTTTTTTATATTTTTAAAGAAAAGTATTTAGGAATTGTTTTTTGTCATTATATAAGATAATGAAAGATAATCCAAAACTCCCCGAAATCCCAATATATTTTCTGTGTGAAAAATGCGACTATCAGTGCTCTCATAAAGGAGATTGGAATAAACATATTTTAACATCAAAACATTTAAATGATAAAAATGATAACATAATAAGTCCCGAAACTCCCCAAATATACAAATGCACTTGTGGAAATGAGTATAGCTATATGTCTGGGCTATCACGTCATAAAAAAAAATGTTTAAATTTACAAAATAAACAAATTATTGATGACTTAAATGATCAGACAAAACAACAACAACTAATTGAATATTTAATGAAAGAAAATTCCGAATTTAAACAGATGATGGTTGAACAAAATAATAAGATATTTGAGTTAGCCAAAAATTCTGGAAATAATAATAATAATAACACTTCTAATATTGTAAACAATAACAATTTCAATCTTAATTTCTTTTTAAACGAAACGTGTAAAAATGCTATGAATATTATGGATTTTGTTAGTCAATTACAAGTGGAAATTAAAGAACTTGAAGATACGGGGAGACTTGGATTTGCAGAAGGCATTTCCAAAATAATTATTAATGGTTTAAAACAAATGGATATAAGTGATAGACCAATACATTGTTCTGATTCTAAAAGAGAAGTTGTTTATATCAAAGATAAGAATCAATGGTCAAAAGAAGATGAAGATAAAAGCTTATTAACTAATGCAATTAAACACGTAGCTCATAAAAATATGAAGCAAATTAGTGAATGGACAAAAGAACACCCTGAATATAATGATTCTAGTTCTAAACAAAATGATAAATATTTAAAAATTGTTAGTAATGCTATGTCCGGATCTACTTCTGAAGAAAGTAGTAAAAATATACATAAAATTATCAGCAATGTTGCAAAGGAAGTTGTTATTAATAAATAGTTCTTTAAGTTCCTTTAAGAATAATATCTATTGTTTGTATATTTTATTTCCAAAAGTATTTTAGGTTTTGAAAAATGGACATTTATAAATGTCCAAAATGGGAAACCTAAAATACTTTTGGGAAAGATCCTCTGTATTTCAGATTTTAGAGCATAATGGTCTAAATCACAGAAAAAATAATTATAAAGTTGTTACTATAAATATTTATATATTTTAATTAAAATGATTTAGGGATTTCAAATAAATCTTATAATTATTTTTTAAAAATTAATATAAAAATAAGATATATATAAAATAAAATGCCAAAAACTGAAATAGATTATTCAAATACAATTATTTATAAAATAACTTGTAAAGACACTAATGTAAATGATGTGTATGTAGGTCATACAACAAACTTTGTTCAAAGGAAACACGCACATAAACATAGCTGTATAAACATTAAATCACTCAATTATAAATGTAAAGTATATGAAGTAATAAGAAATAATGGAGGTTGGGACAATTGGACAATGGAAATAATTAACTTTTTTAATTGTCTTGATCATTATGAAGCAAGACAAAAAGAGCAAGAATATTTTGTTTTATTAAATGCAACTCTAAATAGCATTGAACCAATGCCAAAACCGAAATTCACCTCCATAAAGGTTACAGAAGAAAAAATAAAAAACACATTTTATTGTGAAAAATGTAATATACATTGTGATACAGAAAAATTATTTGAAACACATAATAATACAAAAAAACTAGGGGAAACAAAAGGAGAAACTTTTTTTTATTGTATTTGCTGTGATTATAAATGCTGTGTGAAATTTTCATATGAGAGACATTTAACGACAACAAAACATATAAATAAGTCACAATTGAAACAAAATGAAACAACCAAAGAGAAAAAGGAGAAACAAAAAGAGAAAAATGCTTGTAATTGTGGAGTTGTTTATTATAGTAGAACATCTTTATGGAGACATAAACAAAAATGTAAACTAAAATGTAAACTAAAAGAAGATTATGAAGAAGAAAAAATCCCTGATGAAATTCACGAGCTTAAAGAGATTATGAAATACTTAATGAAAGAAAATTCAGAAATGAAAAATATGATGATGGATGTAATTAAAACAGGAACTCATAATACAACTAACAACACAAATAATAATAATAATAAAACATTTAATCTTAACTTTTTTCTTAACGAAACATGTAAAGATGCTATGAATATTGAAGAATTTGTTAGTTCAATTAAGGTATCATTAGATGATTTAGAGAATACAGGAAGACAAGGTTATATTGAAGGTATATCAAGTATAATATTAAATAAATTAAAAAATTTAAATCATTATGATAGACCAATTCATTGTGCAGATCAGAAACGGGAAGTATTATATATTACACCTTTGGACATTTAAAACGCCGATTTTAAGGCAACTAACTTTTATTTTTCGTGTTATATTTGATTATTTCTTACATTAATATGCCCTCCAATAAATATAATAAATAGTATATTATTATAATATAAATATAATATAAATATATGGATATTCATGAAGAATCAAATATTATTAAACAAACTGTTCCTGTTAAAAAAATGAATACAACAAAAAAAAAATTAGATAATCAAATAAAATGTAAAGAAATTCTCACAAAGAATGATTGTGAGTTAAGGAATGATTGTATGTTTAGTAAAACTCTTAAATGTCGTAAAAAAATACAATTGATTATTATAGAAGATGATACACCAGAAACTATTGATTTGTCTAACTTAAAAAGTTCATCTTCGACATCAGAGAAAGTATTAGAAAATCCTAAGGTAGATAAACCACCTTCAAGTATCTTAAATAAACAAATTATAAAAGAGAAAATCAGAGAAGAAATAAAAGATCCTTGTCAAGAAAAAAAAGTTTTAGAAAATAAAATAAAAGGGCTTAATGATGAAAAATTACAGCTTGGAAAAGATTGTAACGAAATAAAATATGAAAAAATGAAAGGTTTAAGTGATAAAAAATTAATGGATTTAATTATTTGTATATTTAATAATAAAATAGAAACATGTCAAAAATTATTTGACTTATTTCCTGAATCAAACGAGAAAACAAAAGGTTATTTACCAAAACCGTATATATTTGAGGCATTATGGAAAATAATATTTTTATTAAGACTAGATAATTTAACTGATGGTTATAACAGATCTTATAAAGAATCAGTTGAAGGAAACAAAGATATAAGTATTTACGATTATTTAAATGGAGAAAAAAGAATTTCTAAAATTAATAGTGGTTCTGAGAGTGGGATAGCTGATTTTTACTTCACGGTAGGTCAGCAAAAAAATATAAAAAAAGAACAAAACCCAAACGCTTGTGAAGAAGCTATTTTTAAACCACAAGTAAATGATGTGTATGTATTTACAAGTAAATTTTATAGAATAGAAAAAGGTATAAGTAATTATGATATTGAAAAAATAGCTCTTGAAACTTTGGAAAAATACGATAAAGGTAAATTTAAAGTGGTATCTCTAGTTAGAAATGGAGCTGATTATAAAAATAGATTAAATCGAACATCTAAAGAAGTAATTAAAAATTATGTTGATTCTAATCTAATATTAGATGAAAGTGATTTGAACATAACATATTATCCTAAATTATATGATTTTTTAAAACATTGGTTTATTGAAAAGGGTAAAAATATTAATGATGAAAATGATTGGAGAAATATATTAAATAATCCAAAAGAAATCATTAAAATACTAGATAATTTAAGATTTCATCAAAAATATGTTGTTGAATATACAAATGACATAATTGATACAAAAGGAAAAGGCAGATTTATATGGGGTGCGGTTGCTAGATCAGGTAAATCATATATGGTAGGAGGGTTAGTTGCTAAGAGAAAGCCCAAAATTGTATTACTTATTTTGGGAGCTATTAATGAAACAAAGTCTCAATTTATCGATGACTTATTTAAAAAATATACAGAGTTACAAGATTATAATGTGGTTGATTTTCAAAAACAAAAAAATATAAAAATAGATAAAGATAAAAAATATGTATACGTTATTAGTCAGGAAAGTTTAAGGACAAAAATATTTGAACATTATTGTGTTAAAAATCCACAAGAAAAAGAATGTCAAAAAATACTTAAATCATTAAACAGAAATGTTGAAAACAGTGTAGAAAACAGTGTAGAAGATAATTCAGTGATAACAAAAATAAAAAAATTGTTAGAAGAACCTGACAAAATGATATTTTTTGATGAAATACATCAGGGAAGTGGAACAGATTCTATGCAAGAAAATACAATAAAATTTTTCTATGATAAAGAATATAGTCCACATAAAGTTATATTAATAATGGTAACCGCAACTTACGCAAAACCATTAGCAAAATATGGAAGAGAAATTGATGGTGAAGATTGTACATTAGTAGAATGTAATTATGAAATGATAATGAAAATGAAAAGTTTTGAAATAGAAAATGTTACGATTGATGAAATAAATGATGATAAAAGTAATTATCTGATAGACTTTGATGATACAGATTTTGAAAGCAAGATGAAAAAACTAAAATCTATTACAGAAGAATTAAATGTGCAGGGAAAAACTTGTCAAGATATATCTTATGAATATGTAAATAATCCTGAATTAGCTTATTTATTACCAACTTTAAAAGATAAATATAAAGACAAAAACAAAGAGGGTTTAATGGATGAAGATTACAATATTACTGAGGATAATGGAGAAGAAGAAAATAATCCAAAAATAAATATTAAAAATAACTTAAAAGAAATTTTTACATTAAATCCTGGATCAAATAGAACATTTAAATATAAAAATTCAGTTAACAAATTGTTAAGTTACATATATGAATATGTTTATAATGAACTTTTAGAAAAAACTTATAATTTTGTGGCTAATGGAGAAGGCGATTTTCATAGCCAGCTATGGTTCATGCCTACGTCTTTAAAAAATATGTCTAAAAAAAATAAAGAGGAAAATATGAAAGAAGATAGAGCTATAGTTGGTCCAATGTTAAAAAATTTTGGTTTAGCAATTATAAATCATCCAAAATTTATTAATTTTAATGTTTGTGTTGTTCATAGTGGAAAAGAAAGCGAAAAAAATGAAATCATATCAACATTTGATAAAGATAAAGAAAATCCACGTAAATTATACTTTCAATGTATTACATCTTCAAAATACAAGGGTAATGTTAAAAATTGCATAAGAGATATTGAAAATAAAAGCAAAGAATCGAATAAATCTGTAGTTTTTTTGACAGCTCAACGATTACGATTAGGAATAAGTTTGCCATGTGTAGATGTAGCTATACATATGGACGATATAAAATCGTATGATATTATTTATCAATCAATGTTTCGAGTGTTAACGGAACGACCAAAAAAAAAGCGTGGATACTTTGTAGACATGGTATTGGATAGAGCTATACAATTTTTTTACAAGTATACTAAAAAAACCAAAAAGGATAAAAAAATTGAAGATATAACCAAAGATGAAGTCAGAAAAAATTTATTGTTATTTGATGTGGGTTCAGTAAGGCAATCTATTGGTTTCACTAAAATAGAAGAACCTATTAATTCATACAGTGAAATAGCTGAAAATTTTCGTATTGATAAAGAAGAAAAATTTGAACAATATAGGGATGAAATTTTAAAAAATAAAGAAGACGAAGATAACGATGAAGATGATTTTGATGATGAAGATGATTTTGATGATGAGTCTGTGAAATCGAAAGAAGAAGAAATTGATAGTAAAAAAGAAACAGAAAAGAATAAAAAAAATGTAATAAAATTATTAAATGATTTATATGAAGATGAGACAGTTAAAGATGAATTGAAACAAATAATTAAATCATTGAATGTAACAAAAGGTCAAAGTTTAAAAAATGATACAAAAACAAAAAAACAAGAGGAACATTTTAAAGATGAAGTAGAATTGCCAAATAAAACTAAAAAGGATGAAGATGAACTAATTATTTCTGACGAAAATACAAGACAATTATTTAAAGATATAGTTGAACAAATAAAAAATACATTTACACTACTAATATTATTTGACGATAATGACAAAACATTAGAAACTATTTTAAAGTTAGATGATTTAGATATTAATAAAATAACGGATTGTGATGATCCTGAAATAATGTACTATTGTTACTTAATATCAACAATAGATAACATAAACAAAATAGGAGATGTTGTTGAAGACAAACAAAATAATAAAAGAGGAGTGATAGAAAACATATTTTTAACTAACGACAAAAAAGAGTATAAAATTAAGTTTGATGATGAAACTGTTGATGACTACGATACAAATAAATTCAAAAAATACATAACTAATTTGTCAATACCAAATAATTTTGATCTAAAAGAAATGGATGGGAGTTTTGTAAAAAAATATATTGGAAAAAATGTCAGGTTAATAGAATTTTTATTAGATAAAGAACAAAATGAGGAATTAAATAATTTATTTAATAATATTAAGAGAGAGATGAAAAATATAAATATAACTGAAAAACTCAATAATGAGAAATTAATGTTTAAAAATAATTCGTTAGATGTATGTCCAGAAGATTTTATTAAAAACGAAAAAGTATTGGATATAATAAGAAATTATTTAACGCCAAAAGAGAGTGAAAAAAAATTATTTGGTGAAGTGTTTACACCACTAAATTTAATATGTGAAATGTTAAGCAAACTACCTTCAAAAGTATGGTTAAACAAAGATTTAAAATGGTTAGACCCAGCAAATGGTATAGGTAATTTTCCAATTGTTGTATATTATAAATTAATGGAAGGGTTAAAAGATGAAATAAAAAATGAAGAAAAGCGAAGTAATTGGATTATTGAAAATATGATTTATATGAATGAATTAAATCCTGTAAATGTTGCTTTATCAAAAAAAGTGTTTAAAATGATTGACCCTAAATCAACCCCTAACATAGTGAAGGCAGATTTTATTACAGATTATAATAAAGTATTAAAAAAAATGAGGGATGACACAAAAGATGAAGAAAAATTATTTGATATAATAATTGGAAATCCACCTTATAACAGTCTAACAAGTACAGGAGATAATAAGCCTTATTTGACATTTACATTTATATCTCTATCAATTTTAGAAAAAAATGGATTTTTATCGTTTATAACGCCACCACCAATATATGATTATTTATTTAAACAAAAAGTTTTTAAGATAACAAGAGACTTATATACTTATGATAAATTATTAAATATCGTCTACATAAATGCAGATAATAATTATCTAAAAAAATTTTTTAGAAATATTGGTTCTGAATTCTCTTATTTTGTGATTGAAAATAAAGAGTACAAGGGAAAAACACATATATTATATGAAAAAGAAAACGTTATAAATGAAAAAATTATTGATGCTAGCAAAATGACTGAAATAAGTAATGAAATAAATATTATTAAAGAATTATACAATGATATATTAGATTCAGAATATGTATCTATAAAAAATAAAATTTTTGGATCAAAAAACAAAATATTTGAATTTAAAAAAGCAATGTTTGGTAACTCAACACGCAGAATAAGAAAAGAACAAATAGAACAGGGAATTGTAACAGAAAATAAAACAGATACACATAAATATAAAATAATAGAAAGTTATAAAATAGAAAAAGGAGACTTTAAACCAAAGATTTATTACATTGATAAAACTGATAATGATTATGATAAAAAAAGATTGATAGTCAGTGGTGGTCCATCAAATCTATACCCATATATAATCGCTGAAAAATTATATACTTTATCAGATAATATATATTATACTTTATGTAATAATAATGATTGTAATAATTTACTATTTTTTTTAGATAGTCCTTTGTGGAAATATATTGACAAAAAATATAGACCTAGCACCAGCATCAATAGTTATTTGATATCGTTAATTGAACAAATAAAACCATTGCCTTCTCATTTATTTGAGACAAATGAAGAATTGTATGATTTTTTTCATTTAACAAAAAATGAGATATTTAAAATAGAAGAACATACTAAAGAAAAAATAAGTAAAACTCGTAAAAATTTTAAAAGTGTTTTAAAAAATAGTGCCACAAAAAGTATAGAGAAAACTGTTAAAAAACATAAGAAAACAAAAAAACTAAAAGATAAAAAAGGTGGTAAAAAAAAGACACGTAAACATAAATCTATTTTTAAATTATGGTAAAAAATTGTTCTTGAACAAATAATTCACAAAATAAATGTCCTTTATTTAGATTATAATCGGCGTTTTAAATGCCCAAAGGTGTAAAAATGATAATCAATGGATTAAAGAGACAGAAGATAAACCTATTTTAACAAAGGCAATTAAAAAAATTGCTAATGAAAACATCAAAAATATCAGTGAATGGAGAGATAAAAATCCAGATTGTACTGCTTCAGATTCAAAAAAGAATAATTTATATTTAAAAATTGTTAGTAATTCAATGAATGGTTCAACTTCTGAAGAAAGTAGTAAAAATATACATAAAATTATCAGCAATGTTGCTAAGGAAGTTGTTATTAGTAAATTGCCCTGAATCAAATAAATAAAATTGAAACAATTTAAACACACATATTTAAGGTATATATACGAGACAATGAGCGCTACCGACGATAATACTTTATACTTTGACGTTCAACAAAAGACTGATAAACAACATATCCTGGATAACCCGGATACGTATATCGGTTCTGTTGAAACTGTTGATTCTAATGTATGGATAATGAATGAAACCAATGATAAAATTATTGAAAAAAACATTAACTATATTCCAGGATTGTTTAAACTATTTGACGAGGGTATTGTGAATTGTAGAGATCATGTTGTAAGAATGCAGTCTAAGATTGAACAAAAGGTTGATAATTCATTGCCTGTTACTTATATTGATATCGCTATTCAAGAAGATGGAACTATCGTTATGATTAATGATGGTAATGGGATTGATGTTGTTCAGCATCCTGAATATAAAACATGGGTTCCTGAATTGATATTTGGTCATCTAAGAACTTCGACAAATTATAACAAAGAAGAAAAAAAGATTGTTGGTGGTAAGAATGGCTTTGGATTCAAGTTGGTTCTCATTTGGTCTACAATAGGTTCTATTGAAACTGTAGATCATATTCGAGGACTTAAATATACACAAGAATTTAAAGATAATCTTGATACCATTTGTCCACCTAAGATTACCAAGGCTTCTAAGGCAAAACCATATACTAAAATTACATTTAAACCTGACTACGAACGTCTAGGAATTGATGGTTTAACTCCTGATCTTATTGCTCTTTTGAAAAAGAGAGTTTATGATATCTCTGCTGTAACTGATAAAAGTATTAAGGTAAAATATAATTCTGCTATTATTCCTACAAAAAATTTTGAGCAATACATTAATTTGTATATTGGAGAAAAATCTGATGCACCAAGAGTTTATGAAGAAGCAAATTCTCGTTGGGAATATGCTGTTGCATTGACTCCTACAAATGAATTTATTCAAGTGTCGTTTGTCAATGGCATTTATACTTCAAAGGGAGGTAAACACGTTGAATATATTCTTAATCAGATCACTAGAAAATTAGCAGAATTTATTGAGAAAAAGAAGAAAGTAAAGGTTAATCCTAATTCAATAAAAGAACAGTTGATTTTATTCTTAAGATGTGATATTGAGAATCCAGCATTTGATAGTCAAACAAAGGATTTTATGAATACACCTATGGCTAAGTTTGGATCTAAATGTGATGTCAGTGATAAATTTATTGAAAAGGTTGCAAAGATGGGTGTTATGGATGCCGCTTGTGCAATCACTGAAGTAAAGGAAAATAAGGCTGCTAAAAAAAGTGATGGAACTAAAAGTAAATCTATTAGAGGTATTCCTAAACTAGATGATGCTAATTGGGCTGGAACAGATAAATCAAATGATTGTATGATTATCTTTTGTGAGGGAGATTCAGCTAAAACCGGTGTTATTTCAGGATTATCATCTGAAGACAGAAATACTATTGGCGTATATCCTTTGAAAGGTAAAGTAATGAATGTGAGAGGTGAAGCAATAAAGAAAGTTTCTGAAAATAAAGAGATTGCTGAAATCAAAAAGATTATTGGTTTAGAAACTGGAAAGGAATATAACACACTTGAGGATGTTCATAAAAATTTGAGATATTCAAAAGTTGTATTTATGACTGATCAGGATTTAGATGGATCTCATATTAAAGGATTGTGTATTAATTTGTTTCAAAATGAATGGAGTTCTTTGACTCATATTCCGGGGTTCATTGGATTTATGAATACTCCAATTTTAAAAGCAAAAAAGGGTCAACAAGAAATTAAATTTTACAACGAAGGAGAATATGAAGAGTGGAAAAGTAATAATGAAACAAAGGGTTGGAATATTAAATATTATAAAGGGTTAGGTACTTCAACTAAAACTGAATTTCGAGAATATTTTGAAGAAAAGAAATTTGTTGGATTTGAACACACTGGTGTAACAAGTGATGATGCGATTGATATGGTGTTCAACAAAAAACGAGCGGATGATAGAAAAACCTGGTTGGAAACTGTTTACGACAGAAAAAGTTTTGCTGATACAAGTAAAGAAATGATTCCATATGAAGAATTTATTAACAAGGAATTGATTCATTTCTCTAAATATGATTGTGATAGAAGTATTCCCAACTTGATGGATGGTCTTAAGATTAGTTTGAGAAAGATATTATTTAGTGCGTTTAAAAGAAGATTGAGTTCAGAGATTAAAGTTGCTCAGTTTTCTGCATCAGTGTCAGAACAATCTTGCTATCATCACGGTGAAGAAAGTTTGAATAAAGCAATTGTTGGAATGGCACAGAATTTCATTGGATCTAATAATATTAATTTGTTATATCCATCTGGTCAATTTGGATCTAGAATTAAGGGTGGTCAAGACGCAGCTTCGCCAAGATATATATTCACCAGACTTGAAAAAATTGCTAGAATTATCTTTCCAGAACAAGATGATAATATTTTGAATTATTTAAATGATGATGGAACTCCTGTCGAACCACAATTTTATGTTCCTATTATTCCAATGGTATTAGTGAATGGTTCAAATGGTATTGGAACTGGGTTTAGCACTGAAATTATGTGTTACAATCCTAGGGATATTATTGCTTACTTGAAAAATAAATTACAAGGAACAAACAATCCAGTTGAATTCTTTCCTTATTATGAGGGATTTACTGGTGAAATTGAGAAAGTTAGTGATACTAAATTTCTGTTTAAAGGAAAGTATGAAAAAATTGATACAGACAAAATTAAGGTAATTGAATTACCAATTGGTTATTGGACCGAAAATTTTAAGGAGTTATTAAATGATTTACAAAATGATAAAGATAAAGAAGGGAAAAAAATTAGTTCTCTTGTAAAAGATGTATTTGAAAATTATACTGATACAACTGTTGAATTTGTAATAACATTTTCAAAGGGAAAATTACAAGAATTAGAATCATTAAAAGGCGATAACGGTTGTAATGGAATAGAAAAGTTGTTAAAGCTTTGTTCAACTAGTTCAACAACAAATATGAATTTATTTACATCGGAGGATAAGTTGAAAAAATATGAAAGCGTTGAAGAAATTGTTGATGATTATTTTGACATTCGTCTTGAATATTATGAAGATAGAAAGGATAATATGATTGATGCATTGGAGAGAGATCTTCTCATATTATCAAATAAAGCTAAGTATATTCAAGAATTACTAAATGGAACTATTGATTTGAGAAAGAAGAAAAAGCAAGAAATTATTGATATGCTTCAAGATAAAGAATACGATACGATTGACAAGGATGAAGAATTTAAATATTTGGTAAAAATGCCTATGGATTCGGTATCAGAAGAAAATGTTGAAAAATTACTTAAGGAACATCATGCTAAACAAGATGAATTAGATCGCATTAAAGCAACAACAATTCAACAAATGTGGTTATCAGAATTAGAGATTCTTGAACACGAGTATCAAGAATATCAAAAGGAAAGAGAACAATCTCAAATTGGAGATACTAAAGTTAGTAAGAAGAAAAATGTTATAAAGGTTACAGGTGGAGCTAAAAAAGTAGTTAAGAAGGCATCAAATATTCAATTAGAAGTATCTGAAGAAATTGAGATCAAACCTAAAAAGAAAATTGTAAAGAAAGTTAATGCTTAGAATAAACATATAATGTAACTTTTTGTAAAGTATCTATTTTGTCAATGTAATTATAAGTATCAATTGTATAATTATCTATTTTTTCAATTACTTTTATTTGTTTTGTTAGTTGTTTTGTTAGTTGTTCACTAATATTTTTTAATTCTTTTTCTTGTGATTCAAAAAGTTCAATTGGGACATCGTATTTTTGTTTTATCAAAGAGATCTTTCTTATTTTGTCTTTTTCTGGAGGAACCCAATAATATCTCCTTCTTTTTGACTTTAATAAGGAAACAGAACTAACAAATAGTTTTTAAGCATTTGAATTATTCTTTAATATTACCTTTAAATATGTATAAATATAAATAGATTTTACTTTTATTCTAAGTAAAATGTATAGCTATAATGAGTGTATCGAGATCCATTATCATATTTATGTTCTTAAATTTTGCTGTTTCTTTTATGTCTGATATTATTTTAAATGATTTATCTACAAATTTTAATATAGTAAAGTCTTTACAATCTTATTTTTATAAACAATCTATTATAAAATGTGCGTTTGATGCTGGTGTAACTATTTTATTTGCGCTTGCAATAAATATGGTTTTATCTTATTTTTTATTTGGATTTGTTATACCTATCAATTTTACAGATTTATTTTATTTTGGTATTTTAGCATTTTTAATAGGATATATACTTGACATTTTAATTTATAAATTCAAAATTTTTGGTAATCGTCTTAATGACTATTATAAAACTCTAGGTGCTGGTTTATGGGGAGGTCTAGCATTTGTATTTTCGATTGTTATTAGTTATTTCATACAAAAATATATATATTTATTATCTTATAATGAGTAAAGAAGATGAAAAAATAGATATTAGCGAACAAGAGAAAGATTTTTTAAAAAACAAACTGTTGGACTTGGAAAATCAGTTTAAAATAATGGAAACAAAACTGGATAAAATATTAGAAATATTAGAAAAAGATTGTAAAAAAATGAGTGATCATATAGATTTTGTGGAAAACGTATATGACAATGTAAAAATGCCTTTTTATTATGTTATGGATAAAGTAAATTGTTTGGTTTCTAGTGACAATAAGAAAAAATTAGATTGCAAACATTACAATAATATTGAAGAAATATAATTGAGACCTAAATATTTTTAAATTAAAATTTTAAAACCAATTAGGCATTAAATAATTATTTTTATCTTTTTGAGTTTCAACAATAGGCAATGACATAGGAACAGCTAATGTGCTAACATCATATAAATATTTCATATATCCTTTTGCTTCAGAATAAACATTATGAATACAATAATCTAAAACAATTTGATTTAGCTGTTCAATTTGTCCAGATACATTTTTAGGTTGATTAGCAGCGTGTTGTAAAAATACACTGCGCATAATGACCTTTAAAGAATCACAATCTTGGGGGCCAATTACATATTGACTATTTGATTTTTCGTAAACACCAGATCTGATTCCATTTTGAATAATTTGGATATTTTCTTTAGAAAAATAAGCTTTAGATAATGATGTTTCATCCCATTGACCCTGGGTTGGTTCTCTTAATGTTGTACATTGATTAGCAGGAATTTTATCATACATAGCAAATAAATTAGAGATATCAGGTGCTTGCGTTTTATTAATAATATCAACTCTTCCGTTAGAACTTTTACTAATATTCATATTATAATACATTCATAAAAAAAATATATATTTATTTTATATAGAAATGAATTTTCAAAAGATAGTATTAACAGTAGCAATTTGTATATTAATAGTTATGTTAGTTGTAATTGGAATGGCATTATCTAAAGCTTCATATGAACAAGATTGGCCTCCTGTTGTAGGAGATTGTCCTGATTATTGGGTGGATATGTTAGGAAATGGTAAAGCGTGTTTAAATACACATAGTTTAGGAAGATGTAATTTACCTACAGATGAAAATAAATCAACAATGAATTTTGACCAAAGTCCATTTACTGGTGATAATGGGCTATGTTCTAAATATAGATGGGCTACTGCTTGTGGAGTAACTTGGGATGGTATTACATCAGGTGTAATTAATCCTTGTGATACAACAACTACAGACACATCAACTACAGATACATCATCATAATTTGATAAATATATTATGGGATTTTCTAATTGTCAAAAGGTGTAAGTAATTATTATAATGTATATATATTATAATAATGAATATATTAAGAGGGATAAGAGGTATTAAATCATTTATACCACCGGTTAAATATACAAATGCGACACTTAGAACAAAATTACTCAAATATTTTGCTACAAATATGCCTCCAGATATAGACATAAATTCATGGGATACTAGTGAAGTGACTGATATGAGCTATTTATTTAATGGACGAGTCGACTTTAATAAACCATTAGATCGATGGGTTACAAGTAATGTTACTAATATGGAAGGTATGTTTTTGAATAATAAAATATTTAATCAATCTTTGGATTCATGGAATGTAAGTAGGGTTACAAATATGAAAGAAATGTTTATCGGGTGTCGTCAATTCAACCAACCTCTTAACAATTGGAATACAAGTATTGTTTCTGATATGGAAGGTATGTTTTTACTATGTAATAACTTCAATCAACCGCTAGACCAATGGAATACTGAAAATGTTACAAATATGTCTTCTATGTTTGTTGGATGTGTTCAATTTAACCAACCCTTAAATACATCGAATACAAGTAAATGGAATACAAGTAAGGTTATAAATATGGCACATATGTTTGATGGATGTATTCATTTTAATCAACCCTTGAATAATTGGGATACACATTTAGTTAGAAACATGTCTCATATGTTTCGTGCATGTATTCGTTTTAATCAACCATTAACAAATTGGAATACTGAAAATGTTACAAATCGAGAAAATATGTTTCTTGAGTGTAATGCGTTTGATTTAGCAAACAGTCCTCGATTTATAGTTCCAGCCGCCCCTCAGGGTGTTGCATATGAAATTCATAATGCATTTAATCAACATTATGCTTTAAACAAGGATAAGTATTTTGAAATTATTGAGTTACCTGGTCAAACGGATAGTACGTACTATACATCGTTACCAAATATTGTTGAGTATATTAAACCCAAATTAATTGAATTAATTCAAAAAGTATATTCAACAACTGAAGTTGTTAGTAAAACGGCTGAAATGAATCAAATACTAAATACGATTAATATTGCTAAAGAATTATCTGAAGATCCAGATACAAAACTTTTATTAGGTAAAACAGTTGATTTTTTGGTTACACAATCGAATGAATTCGTTCATTTTTACTTAGAGGCATTGAAATATGATTGTTTAAATGCTTATTCAACGGGTATTAATCGGTCTAGCTGTGTGAGAGGAATGATTGAACGATTTTATTTAACCATGGGTGACACTGCTTATGCGTTGTGTCCTGATCCGGATACTTGTGCTAATCCAACGTATAATGAATTAGTTTCTCTCTTTAACAAACGTGTAGATAAGAATGAATTAACTCAAGAATGGAATAACACATTTTTAGAAGATCCAATAAAGAAAGCAGAATTGTTAAAACTAAATAAAGAAGAACGGAAAGATCATTATCGTCAATTTATGATACAAAAATATACAGAGGCGGGACAAATACCGAATGAACAAGCAAAACAAATGGTATTACGTGATATTATTGAACCTGAAGTAATTGCATTAGATTATGTTTTTGATGGATTACAATTTGGTGGTATTCGAAAGAAAAGTGGAAAGAAAAGTGGAAAGAAAACTGGAAAAAATAAAAGTAAAAAGAATAAAAGTAAAAAGAATAAAAGTATTAGAAAGAAAAGTAGAAAGAAAAGTAGAAAGAAAAGTAGAAAGAAAAGTAGAAAGAATAACAGTATTAGAAAGAAAAGTAACAAATAATATATTATAATTATAATATATGTCAATTCAATATACAAACGAATCACTCAAATTAGCAATAGATGATTATTACGATCAAGATATGCCTTCAAATATTGATATAAATACATGGGATACAAGCGAAGTAACTGATATGAGCGAATTATTCATAAATATGAATAATTTTAATAAACCATTAGATCGATGGAATACAAGTAAAGTTACGAATATGGCTGATATGTTTTATGAGTGTACTCAATTTAATCAACCATTAAATTCGTGGGATGTTTCGCTGGTTACGAATATGGAAGGGGTTTTTTATGGATGTGTCGAGTTTAATCAACCATTAGATAGATGGGATATTCAAAATGTTGAAGACATGAATTCAATGTTTTCCACTTGTACAAAATTTAATCAATCTTTAGACTCATGGAAAACAAGTAACGTTAATAATATGTATTCCATGTTTTCTAAATGTACTCAATTTAATCAACCATTAAATTCATGGAAAACAAGTAAAGTTCATAATATGAGTTTTTTATTTTATGATTGTACCGAATTTAATCAACCTTTAGATAAATGGAATACTCAAAATGTTTCCGATATGAAGGCAATGTTTAGTGGATGTGTCGAGTTTAATCAACCATTAAATTCATTTAATGTAAGTAGTGTTCATACGATGGCTCAACTATTTTTTGATTGTGAATCATTTAATCAGCCATTAGATAGATGGAATACTCAAAATGTTACAAATATGAATTCAATGTTTGCTAATTGCACAAATTTTAATCAATCATTATCTACATGGGATACGCATAATGTTACAGATATGACCAATATTTTTAATGGATATGATTCAATAGAAAATTGGGAACATCGTATTCCTCCACAAGGTGTTGCGTTTGAAATTCATAATGCGTTTAATCAGCATTATGCTTTAAATAAGAATAAGTATTTTGAAATTATCGGAAAACCTCCTGATTCTATATATACTTCAATAAATATTATCAATTATATAAAACCAAAATTGATTGAATTAATTAAAAAAGTGTATCCAACAACTGAAGTTGTTAGTAAAACAGATGAAATGAATCAAATACTAAATACGATTAATATTGCTAAAGAATTATCTGAAGATCCAGATACAAAACTTTTATTAGGTAAAACAGTTGATTTTTTGGTTACCCAATCCAACGAATTCGTTCATTTTTATTTAGAGGCATTGAAGTATGATTGTTTAAATGCTTATTCAACGGGTACTAATCGGTCTAGCTGTGTGAAAGGAATGATCGAACGATTTTATTTAACTATGGGAGATACCGCTTATGCCTTATGTCCTGAACCGGATACTTGTGCTAATCCAACGTATAATGAATTAGTTTCTCTCTTTAACAAACGTGTAGATAAGAATGAATTAACACAAGAATGGAATCAAAATTTTTTAGAAGATCCAATAAAAAGAGAAGAACTGTTAAAACTAAATAAAGAAGAACGGAAAGATCATTATCGGCAATTTATGATACAAAAATATACAGAGGCGGGACAAATACCGAATGAACAAGCAAAACAAATGGTATTACGTGATATTATTGAACCTGAAGTAATTGCATTAGATTATGTTTTTGATGGACTACAATTTGGCGGAAAAAAGTCTAGGAAGTCTAGGAAGTCTAGGAAACTAGTAAGAAAAAAGTCGAATAAAAAATTACATTGTATAAGAAGAAAGTCAAAGAAAAAATTACATTGTATAAGAAGAAAGTCAAAGAAAAGATAGTAATTTTGACATATTACTATTATTATCTCTAGACTCCATGATTTATTTTTACACCTTTTATCATTTGCAATAAACGCCCATTTTAGAGGGTAAAAAGATGTAAAATCAATAGTATGAATTTCACCTACACAGATACCTCATAATAATTTGATAAATATATTAAAAATATATTATAATATATTTATATTATGGGATTTTCTAATTGTCAAAAAGATTTTTTTAAAAATGTAAATGTTTTACCAGACGAATTGATTAGAGAAATTTATGCATATGTTCCAAAAATAGTAAAGATTTGTTTAACAAAGAAAAACTATATACAAGATCATTGTTTAATGAAACAATATATAAATAAGCAAAATATAGAGAATTATTTTCGAGCAATGATAAGACAAGATAACAATTTTGTCTTTAAACAGTTGTTAGTTGAAAATAAAAATAAATGGTTGGATATGAAGAAATATTATTATAAAACTGGTATATATACAAATTATATAACCTTTATATACTCTTATGCAATTGAAAATGAATCTACTAAATGTAGACAATTATTTAATGATTTAATTCAAGAACTAGGTTTGAGTAAAAATCAACATAAAAAGAATATAATTAAATATATAAGATGGAAAACATAAATATAAACAGTATATTAAATCGTGACGAAGAAGCTAGCAATATTAAGTCAATTCTAAAAGATTTTGAACAAAATAAGCATAATTTAGCAACTAAAAAAGGATTATACATTTATGGTGATCCAGGTTCAGGTAAAACTACTTTTATAACTAACATTCTGAAAGAATTGAATTATGATATTATTAAATATGATGCTGGAGATATTAGAAATAAATCAATAATCGATACTATTACAAAGCATAATATGTCTGATAAAAATGTAATGAGTATGTTTTATAAAAAAATACAACGTATTGCAATCATAATGGATGAAATTGACGGTATGAATAATGGAGATAAAGGTGGAATCAATTCACTGATTAAAATAATAAGACCAAAAAAAACAAAGAAGCAGAGACTAGAAGAAATAACGTTAAATCCTATTATTTGTATAGGCAATTACCATATTGATAAAAAAATTAAAGAACTTATGAAAGTTTGCCACGTAATAGAATTAAAATCACCAACAAAACCACAAATGTATTCAATTATAAATATTATAATGCCAACAATGGAAGATGAAAATATAAAAGGCAATATAATTAATTTTATTCAAGGAGATTTACGAAAACTTAAAACTATTTATGAATTATATAAAAGTAAACAGAACATATTAAATAACAATATTATTCAGAATATATTTTTAATGAAGTCTTATAATGATGATACAAGAAAAATTACAAAAAAATTAATTAATAATAATTATACAATTGACGATCATTTAACTATTATGAATGAAACAGATAGAACAATTGTAGGTTTATTATGGCACGAAAATATTATAGATGTATTAGGTAAAATTAACAAAAATGAGTCGGTTCCATTATATTTAAAAATATTGGATAATATGTGTTTTGCAGATTATATTGATAGAATTACATTTCAAAAACAAATATGGCAGTTTAATGAAATGAGTTCATTGATAAAAACATTTAAAAATAACAAAATATATCACGATGAAATATCTCCTAAAAAGAAACAAAATTTTAATCCACCAGAAGTAAGATTCACAAAGGTACTAACAAAATATTCAACGGAATATAATAATTCTATTTTTATTCAAAATCTATGTCAGGAATTATCAATGGATAAAAATGATATGTTTGCTTTCTTTTTAGATCTTAAAAGTAAACATACTGATAACGAGATTGTGTTATTATTTGAAAATTATAATATTACAAAATTAGATATTAGTCGTATTTATAGATATTTGGAAAAATATACAAAGGAAAATGCTCCAGAAACAGAAGATGTTTTATCTGATGAAGAACCCGAGGAATGTTAATAAGTATTTTATTAATTATAAAAGAAAATTGATAAAAATTAATTTAATTTACAAAATATTTATAATTGTAAATTAAATACATTTTGTAATACATTTTGTATTATAGGTTCTAAGATTCTAAGATTATAGATTAGTCATCTTTTTTCTTGAAAACAAACATTTTTCATACCAAATTTCCTTTACATCTGGTCCAACAGTTATAAAATGATGATTTTCATATTGTTCTGGAGTATCATAAAACAATATAATAGGGTTCCTTCTACCAGAACGACCAGTTGAATCAATCACCTTAAAATAGAGGTCCTCATTCTTACTTCCAACCAGATGCGGATATCTCTCACCCGTCACTGCATTTCTAATTCTACTACCTTGTTGACCTGAACCATAATTTTCAATAGTTATGTTCTTGTGAAATTTGCCATCTCTCCATGTATTATTAAATAGAATAGAATATTTTTCATAATTTTTGTCGGCATTTCTTCCTATCTCTGTCAATTTCATCTTATTCATTTTATCACCAAGAGATAAATCATCAACAGTTTCTATTAGTTCGTCGTAATACATTGTTATACTATATTATAATAATGTATTATAGCTTTAAATTGTTTAACAAATATATTATTATGAAACTATTTTTCCACACTTATAATCAGCTAGATCTATAGTAAGCTGTTTAATTTTTTTAAAAAGCTCGTTAATTAGTATATTTTTATTTTCTATTTTTTTATCATATTCAATACGAATATTTTCAATATCTTTATTACTAGGTTTATAAATTGTTGTTAATAGCTTCTGCTGTGCCTCTAACATTTTATTATGTTCTACTATCCTTTTTTCTCTTTCATCTTCCATTTTTTTCATTTGTTCTAACAACTTGGGTTTATATTCAGGTTTTCCAGGTTCATAATCTTCTAATAATTTATTCATATCATACATATAAAATTGTTTTAAAACTGGATCTTTTACAAAATCATCCACCGTATATTTTGAAGGAATTGTTTTTGTTTGTTGAGGATTTTCTAATAATTTTTCTTTATTTAAAGAATTATGTTTATGTGAAAAAACCAATATTGATTTTAATGTATCAAGTTGAATTAACGGAATTGTATAACCCTTTGTAAATTTATTTTCTTCTGCAAGAGCTATTTCATCATCATACCTAGTTTGTTGTAACAATTCTTTCTTAAATGCAAAAGTAGCAGCAGTTGAATGATATGATGTATATGGACCACATTGAAAAACAGCATTTCTAGAATCAAAGTAAATATGCATTTCTGATGAACCAGCGATCAAAAATGAAGGATTATTTGTTAACGTTTCAACAGCGTGTGAAATTCTTTCGGGAGGATAATAATCATCATCATCCATATAAATAATTATATCTCCAGAACATTTACTATGCATTAAATTACGTTTTTTACCTAAAAGCATTTTTTCTTCATAATAAAAGTATTTTATTTCTGGAATATGTGATACAAGATCTCCAATAGGATCAGTACCATCATCAATAATTATCCATTCGATTCTATCTTTTGGATATATTTGATGTTCAAAACATTTAATCATATATGGTATAAATGGTCTACGATTGAATGTAGGAGTACATAAACTAACAAATGGAAGAGTATGCGTAGTTTTATTTTTTTTAGTTTTTCTCATTATCTAAATTAAAATTAAAACTTATATTTAAATTGTTTATTAAACCAATCTAATATTATATTTTTTTGTTGTTTTTAATGATTTTCTTATTTTACCTCCCATTTGTTCTATAGGTGGTATAGGAGTAGAAGGAGGAATAGGAACCATTTGTTCTATAGGTAGTGCAGAAGGACTAATGTCATTAATATCGTTAGGATAAGTAGGAGTAGAAACAGTAGGAGTAGAAACAGTAGGAGTAGAAACAGTAGGAGTAGAAACAGTAGGAGTAGAAGTATTTTCATAATCAATACCACCACCTGTTTCTTTTGGTTGTGTTACTTTTCTGAATATTCCATTTCTAATTATTTTTTTTATTTTATCATCATCTATATCTATTTTGGGACATATTTCTACCAACTTAGTTTTATTAGTGCCTATTTTTGCTTTTTGTATTTTTTCTGTTATTTTAGCTGTAAAACCATCTGATCCTACCTCAGGAATTTCATTACTATAAAAACCCATATAGTAAGCAAATCCTACAGCTATTAATAATCCAATAATAGATTTATTATCAAGACTTCTAAGTCCATTTAAACATAAACTTAATGTTGCAAGAATTAAAAATAAAAGTTTTTTATATGCAAAAGTATCTATGATAAAATCATATACTCCATATGTTTTTTTTGTTTTATTAATACTGTAAGTAGCTAATAGAGGAGAAATTAATCCATAAAATGTAAAAAATATTGGTGTTAAAAATGTTGAAAATAAACCTACTGGAATCCAAATAAAAAAGAATAATAATAATTTAAACAATCTAATAAATGATAGGTCATCATCAGATTCCCATTCAAATATTTCGTTTTTATTTTTATCGGTATATTTAAGAGATTCTCTAAATAATTCAGGTATATTTATAAAATGATAAAAAATACTAATACACATATTGAAAAAATATAATCCAATCCAAATAAATATGCCAAACAATCCATATAAAATCATAATAAGTGGTTCAGGAAGATAACTTAAATAAAAGAAAATAGTATTAATAGCTAATAAGTTTTTAGCAGCCAAATTATCATAAATACGTGAAAAAAATAAAGCTGCGTTTGATTTACCTTTTGCATATGCTTTATCTTTTAAAGAACATAATAAACTATTACTAAAACTATCTAAATAACTTTGAGAATTAAATATAGCCTTTTGCGAAATAGTATCTTTTTCAGAAAAGATAGATGGACTCATAATATTTATATCAATTGGAATATTTTCAACAATGCGATCAATAATAGTATATGGTGCTAATTCTATATTATCTGGAAGAATATTTGACTGAGCAACTTTAGTTGTATATAATCCTAATCCACCAATAATAAATATAGAAATACCTATAGTAAATACAATACTTGATATGTAATTCTTTATAAATCCTTTAAAATCTGGCAATGAACCTCCAGTTCCAGCATCTTCATTTTTTTTTTCATCAATTGCGCTTGTATCTTCTGTTGTAGACATAATTATAATAAATATATATTAAAAAATTAGAACAATAAAATAAATTATATAAGATAGCCAATCATAATTTATTAGACTTTATTAGAATGGAACCAATTATAACGTTAACTTATAACGTTAACTTATAACGTTAACTTATAACGTTAACTTCTTTTTATGGGTATTATGTTATTGGGTATATAGACGTGATTACAATGAATTAAAATATACTTTAGACAGAATTGACATTAAATTATAAATAGGCTAAATATTGTAGATAGAATTGACATTAAATTATAAATAGGCTAAATATTTTATCTTCAACAATTGATTCATTTGCTTCTGATACAAGATTGAATTAGAAAATAAAATCTAAATTGTATATATATGACATTAAATTATAAATATACAATACTTTACACATTTGGTAGTTTGTTTCTATTTTGGATGATAGTAAAATATGGAACAAAAGTATTAACAAATTGCCCAAGTAAAAAAATTATTGAAGGATTAACGGATTTTGAAAGATACTCTAAAAAAATTATACCATATCCCACAGATACAGTGATAAATTATAATGATACGAATTCTCCATTATATAGTCATTCAGTAAATTTACCAATTAATGATTCTGTTAGTTGTAAGAATTTTTGTGGTCCTAAATCACAATGTGCCATAACTAGAGAACAATGCACCTCAGATATAGATTGTAAAGGATGTAATCCAGGTCCGACGCCAATGGATTCATGTGTAACAGAAGATGTGCCTCCTTATGATGCTGGAGGAAAATTAGGGCAACAAGGATTACAATATAGTCAATTAACAACAGGTTATAATAATCATAATGCAGATTTTGCTCAAATATATCCAGATTCAAAAGACGCAGAATTAAAAGTTCCATATCAAGGTCTAGATCAATGGACAAAGTCATTTAATGAAGGGTTAAAATTATACAATAAACGTAGAGAATCCGCAGATAAATATAGTCAAGGAATTTCAAATGCAATTCCATTAGCAATGGGAAACGAGATGCCATCCTTTGGGCCAAAATATCCAATGACTGTATCGGCAACTGGGCAATTTTATGAGACAACACCTCCAGCAGCAAATGCGTCATTACAGAGATAACTGGGTCATTACAGAGATAACTGGGCCGTTTTTATGTCGCATACATTAGACCAACATTACCTCCGATGAAGTTAACAACGTTAATTCGTTCTTCAAATAAATATAAATCAAAGTTGTAATCATAAATACGCCATGTTGGTTTATTAATGCCTATAATATTTCCTGTTTCCGGATCACAAATGGTTAAGCTTTGAGCCAAAGGATCTAGCGGAGGTATTATTGTTGTGAATTCCAATTCTATTTGATTGAATCTACTCATATTTATTGCACCAGAGGGCTGTAAATCTCCATTATTTGAGTTAACCGAAAAATTATAACAATATAATCCTGGAGGAGCACTTCCAGTTGTTCTAACATATTTTTCAATATAATCATAAACTCCTGCTGGTTGAATATTTTCTCTATAAGAACCATCGAGAAGTATACCCATTGCAACCATTATTAATTTTTCATTTTGAGGATTATATGTCTGATTAATTACAAGACCTGTTAATGTTCCATCTGGATTTACACCTGGACCTATTTCTACAGGAGTTAATAGACCACCAATGGTTCTATAAACGGTATATGTTCCAGATGTAGGAGACTGTAAAACATTCAAAGGTAAATAATTATATGGCCAATTTGTATAATTTGACCATTCATTCCTTAAATTGGCATCACTTCTTTGAAAATAGAATAACCAGTTTGAAATCATACCTAATGAATCCAATTCTACTTTATTCGGACCGGTAACATTTGGGAAAATTCTTTCGTGAACTTGTTTTATTACATATTTCTGCTCTTGTAATGCAAACATTCGTTCTTCATCATTTGATAAGAAGCAATATGTGCAATTCAAATGAATATCAGCATTCCATATTGTTCTTTGATCTGAATATGAATTTATATCAATACATACATCTGGTGGTGGCTGTAAGAAACGAAAAAATTGCATATACCATACATTAAAATTTGGAGAAATATAAGGATAATTATTTGTCGCATCAAATACATCACGAATACTAAATAATTGATTTATTGGTCTAAATGTGACATTTATATGTAACTCATTGTATTGTAGTGATGTTAGAGGAAATGCCATTTGTGACTTCAAACTAAACCAATTATTTAGAGGTATATATAATATTCTACCCCTAATTGATGGTTCTGGACCTGCTAAATCACCATTATAATAAGCATTCGGATATGAGTTAACACGTGAATTGGAATTTGCTGGATCATTCAATTCAGGCTCTTGTCCTATCATTCTATTGAATAAATCAAGTTTAATAGCATTATAATCACGTTGAACAGATGCTAATAAATAATTACCAGAATATTCTTGTAGCGTATAATTTCCACAAGTAATGCTAATTTTTGAAATCATTTTGGCTCCAATATTTTCAATCCATTTAAATTCATATGGCGCCCATTGTTCTATATTTCCTAAACCTTGTGCTGTTGTTTCCTCTGTTATTTGTTGTGGTGGCAAAATTCCGCTCCAAATATTGGGTAAATTAACAGATAAATAGCAATCCATTAAAAGATCAGCATAACGTTTAATTTTAAAAGTAAATGTAGATTCTTCTGATAATCGCAGTGTTTTTGAGCCTTCATAATCCATCCGAAATTTTTGGAGGCCAAAATTTGTGTATTGATGATAAGTTGATTTAAAGAAGGACTTACTAGGATTAGAATTTAAAATTATATTTTGTTGTCCAGAGCTTACAAGATTCATGAGACCTCCCGGCATATTTTATAATATAATAACATTATATTTAATTACTTATTCATCATAATATAATTTTTCTATTTCCAATAATTCTTTATTTTCATCATTTTCAATTCTTTTTATTTGTTTTTCAATTTCGTCTTTCAAAATAGGCAATCTAGTATATAACATAGGATTTGAACTTTTACCCTCTTTATTCTTAAACTTATCTGGATTAAAGCGAATGAACATAAATTTCTAAATTGTTTTACTCCTTAAAACTAAAAGTAGGGAGTAATAATATCATATTTAATATATTATATTTTCCATAATACTACTACTTTTAAACTGTTCATATGTTATATTTTCACAAAAATCTAAAAAGTCAACCATAAAGCTTTTGTAATTATTATATGTTAATGTTGGACTTGTATAATATTGACCATTTGTGATTTGTTCATACAAAAAATCCCAACAATCAATTGTTTCCCCATTATTAACTAATGATAAATTATTAACAAACGCATATCTTACAATTTTACAAGCTATTTGTTTGGCATAAAAAGCATTCATACTTAATATATCATTTTTAGCATTTAATGTATCTATATTTGCAATACTTTGCATTGATTTGAATTCGGTTGTTAGTTCATTTTCTGGTAAATATTGTTGGATAATACAACTTAATGTAAAAGTTTGACAAAAACTATGCGCTGATTGTTTTTGTAATCCACCATATACTGTACAGTCTTGACCCCCACTATTATAATATGGATCCCATAAACAGTTTTTATTCTCTTTACATGGATTTCTAATAGCTCTTTTACTTTCTATAGGATTTGTAATTGGAGTTATTTTATTTTTACACACGTCAAACGAACTTTTATATGTACAAATAAAGTGTGTATAATCACCTCCAGTTTTATAAAATATACATGGAGTATCAAAATTTCTTACATAATTATTAGTATTTAACTCAAATTTTGAAGTAGGATAAGCAATCAAACTAATATTCAAATTATTTAATTTATTTATATTTTCAATAAATGCATCATATAAAGAACTTCCCATTAAATCAATTAGTAAATTAAGATATATATGATAAATATCTTCCATAACGTTTTGTTCTCTTATTAGTTTAGGAACATTTCGTATAACTTGTGGTTTTGTAGTCGTGGTTGTTGTAAATTTTGTTATTGGATTTAGTGACTTACTTTTTACATTTTTATTTTTACTTGGATTTTGAGTTCCACTTCCTTTTTGTTTTCCACTTCCTTTTTGTTTTCTACTTCCTTTTTGTTTTCCACTTCCTTTTTGGGTTTTAATATGTTTGTTTGTATATTTCAATGTCCTAGATTTTTTAGGGGTTTTAAACATATTATATTATATAAAGAATAAAGAATAAAGAATAAAGAATAAATTATTATTTTTATTTATATAATATAATATGAATAATTCTCAAGATAAAGCGATTAATAATGCGATTAAATCTGTTACAGAAATGAAAGAATCTACTGCTGTATTTTTAATTATAGGAATCACATTAATTATCATTTTAATAGCATTTTTGTATTATTTCTATTATAGCCGCTTAAGAAGTAAAGAATGTTCAACTATGGATTCTATATATGGAGAATTAAATGGTAAAATAAGATCAATAGATAATTCGGAACAATTTAATTACACATTTAAAGATTATTATATTAAGACAGCTTATAATTGTTGTAGTGGAGGTAGTTATAAAAATGATTATGTTGATACATGTATTTTGAAAAATATATTAAAACAGGGTGTTAGAGGTCTTGATTTTGAAATATTTTCAATTGAAGATCAACCTGTTGTTGCTACTTCAACCAGCGATAGTTATTATGTTAAGGAAACTTTTAATTATATTAATTTTGGTGATGTTATGAATATTATTCGAAATTATGCTTTTTCAACATCAACTGCTCCTAACTCATTAGATCCAATTGTTATTCATCTTCGTATTAAGAGCACTAACCAAGAAATGTATAAAAATTTTGCCAAATTATTAGAAGGGTTTGATTCTTTATTGATGAGTAAAGACTATGATTCGGAATATTATGGACACAATTTTGGTAATGTAGAATTACAAAAATTGATGGGGAAAATTGTTATAATTGTTGATCGTAGCAACACCTCTTTTCTAGAATGTCCTGAATTCTATAAATTTATAAATATGACTAGTAGTTCTGTATTTATGAGAGCATTACATTATTATGATATTAAATATACTCCTGATATGAAGGAACTTATTGATTTTAATAAACAAAATATGACTATAGGTATGCCCGATAAAGGAGCTAATCCTGAAAATCCTAGTTCTGTAATTATGAGAGAAACTGGATGTCAACTTTTAGGAATGAGATATCAATTAATTGATGTAAATATAGAAGAAAATGATATATTTTTTGATGAAAACAGTTATGCGTTTGTTCTTAAACCAGAGCATTTACGTTATATTCCTGTTACTATTCCTTTACCACCACCTCAAAATCCAGAATTATCATATGCTACACGAACAGTTCAATCCGATTTCTATAAATTTGATATTTAGTCCACCTTTTCAAAGGTTAAAATGAAGTAAGAGCCAAACATATATAAAGGATATAACGAAGTAAGATCCAAACATATAATTATCGATTCAAAATAATAATAACCGTAATATATAAATGACTAAAAAAGATAATGTTTGTAAAGGGTTAACATTTAGTGACTGTGAATTAGCCATTTTAAGAACTGCGGTAGATACTGCCGAAGAAAAGCAAGGCAGAAAAGTTGCTAATTCTCCAGAAATTAAACGCATAATTGGTATTTTAGAAAATTTTTTACGAAAAAAGCATTTAATTTGTTACGGTGGGACAGCTATTAATAATATATTACCAAAACAAGACCAGTTCTATAACAAAGATGTTGAAATTCCTGACTACGATTTTTACAGCCCGAATGCATTAAATGACGCTAAAGAACTAGTTGATATTTATATTGATAATGGGTTTCAAGAGGTTGAGGCTAAATCAGGACAACATCACGGAACATTTAAGGTATATGTAAATTTTATTCCAGTGGCGGATATTACTCAAATACCAAAGGAATTATTTAATGCGATAAAAAAGGAAGCAGTTAAAATTACGGGGATACTACATTCGCCGCCGAATTTGCTTCGTATGGGAATGTATTTAGAATTATCTCGTCCTGCTGGAGATGTTAGTAGATGGGAAAAGGTATTAAAACGATTGACCCTTTTAAATAAACATTATCCATTAAAAGGAAAAGAGTGTGATAAAATTCAATTTCAACGTAAAATGGCGGATAATGAATATTCTAACAAAATATATGAAACAATACAACAGACATTGATAGATCAAGACGTAGTCTTTTTTGGAGGCGATGCGTTATCTATGTATTCACAATATATGCCATCCAATTTAAAAAATAAATTAGAAAAAATACCAGATTTTGATGCTCTTTCAGAAGAACCTATGTTAACAGCACAAATTGTTAAAGAACGTTTGTCTGATATTAATGTTAAAAATGTTAAAATTATCAAACGACCTGGTATTGGTGAAATTATAGCACCACATTATGAAATTAAAGTAGGAAAGGATACTGTTGCTTTTATTTATCAACCTCTTGCTTGTCATAGTTATAATATTGTTAAAGAAAAAGGATATGATATTAAAGTGGCTACAATTGATACTATGTTGAGTTTTTGGTTGGCATTTTTATATGCTAATCGACCATATTATGATAAGGATCGAATATTATGTATGGCAAATTATTTATTTGAAGTTCAAGAAAAAAATAGATTATCTCAAAAAGGTTTATTGCGAAGATTTAGTATTAATTGTATAGGTCATCAAGAAACAGTGGAAGAAATGCGAGCTGAAAAGGCTGAAAAATATACAGAATTAAAAGGTAACCAAAATGATAAGGAATACGAAGAATGGTTTTTACGTTATAGACCATTAGATAGCAAAAAAGAACAGGAGGAAGAAAAACCATATAACAAACTTAATAAAACTAACAAAACTAATAAAGGTAATAAAAGTAACAGTAATAGAAAAAAGAAAAGAAAAACTAGAAAAAGACGTGGATTATTTTTTTAAACTTGTTCATTCATATAAATATTTATAATTTCTGCTGGAGAATAAAAGTTAATATATTTACATGATTGTATTTAAATATATTATTAATTTGTTTAAATCTTTATTCCTAGACCTACTTTGAGATAATGCCAAAAACTTCTTCTATCTTTTAATCTACAAATACTTGTATCAGTAATAATATCAATCCACGTTAAATTATCTGTTCTTTTAAGAGTATCATGAATTTCTCCACCATATGATATAAATCCAATAACTAACAAAAATATAATCAAATAATAAATAACTGTTTCTATTTTATTTATGATTATAAAATCACTTTTTTTAACTGGAAATAAACGCACATTAAATGGCCAATTTAGTGTGAACCAATATTGATTTTTTAAATATATATCTTTATCAAGAGGATTGTGTATTTGATCTCCCGCCTCTAAATAAAAATCTTTATTTAATTCAATAAAATAAATTAGAAAAATTAGAAATAACACACACACCGATAATAATATATCTAAACGCATCACGACTAAAAATCCTAAAAAGTAAAAAAGGGAATATAGTAGTTTTTGAATAGGAGGAGTATATTCTAATTTACCAGTATTTGATAAAAGTGTAACTAAGAAAAAAAATAACAAAAATGCTATAAATAATTGTAATGTATTATTGTTCTTTATAAAATTTATTTGAAAACATGTAAATATGCTAGGTGCAATATAATTACCAATTAACAACAAATAAAATATAGCAAACGATTTTATTAAGTCTGCTTGCCCCACTGAGATTTCTTTAAATATATCTAACATTTATTATATCACACTATAATTAAAGTTTACTAAAAATTACTAAAATTTACTAAAATGTTTGACTGTTTTTGACAATGAATAATAAATAAACCCAAATAAAGCACACGTAAATACTAAACCATTGAAATTATAGTTTCCATCTGTATGACAAAAAAATGGCAAATATTTAAATATATTTTTTTTGAAAAAAGGCAATTGAAACAAAAAATAAAGCACTGCTAACAATAATGGAGCCTGTAATTCATCATAAAGTGAATCTAATGAACTCTGATTTTTTTCATTTTTATAATAGTCATTTATATCGTCATCTGATTCATTTATATAATCTCTCGTTTGAGGAGGAGGAACATAATTTGGCTGTATTTGTGCATCATTTGTTAGTTGTTCTGTATGTAAAGGTATATCTCTACTTGGCAATGATGTTGCTCCTGCTAAACTGGCCTGTTGTAATCCATTTACAATTTGACTTATGGTGATTTGATCAAGAGATAATTGAGAATTATTTGTTCCTGATTGTTGACCCATTTGAGGCATATTATTATTTTCATTTATTACTAAATTAACATTTCCTCCTATCGAACCACCCCCCGTAGGATCAGTAGGTAAATCATTTATACTAGTTGTATTTATTTCTGCCATAGTAATATATTAACTAAAGATTCATCTATTTTTAAAATTACGCAATTTCAAATTCGAACCATTGTTTTCTTACTATCACATTTAACAGCATTTTTCTCTATTTTATAACACTTATCGTCAAATCTATATGTTTGATCTGTTATTTCTTCCATTGGCGGAGCTGCAATTATTCTACATTGTTTTCCTTTACATACTGATCTGAAAAATGTTGCTAAACCAATTCCCAATAATAAAGACATTATTATTTTACCAGTGTAGCTATGAACAAATTTATCCAAATACATTTATATTATATATTTAAAAAATAATATAAATTTATTTTTATTATTGTATAGGAACTGTTTTAACTGAAAATTGATTAATTGGACATTGTGTATTAACTGGTTTAAATTGAAAACATTGATCTGCGTTGTCCTTATATTGAGTATTCATATAGTTTTGTGGGCTTGGATATATATATATTGTTTTTGATTCTGGACCTAAAACATATACAAAAAATAATCCTATAGCAAAACTAATTAAAAAAACAGGAAGAGATATATAATTTGTCAGCATTTATATAATATTTATATATTTTTTAAAAATATCCTCTATTATAATTATTTATATTACCTGTTAATATATTTACTAATGCGCCTTTTAACATACCATAATCTTTAACACCATTCTTAATTGAATACAATGTTAATAAAGTTTTCTGCTGTGGTTTATCCAGTGAATTAAATAATTTGGTTACTACTTCAGAATTAAAATCGTATTTTCCATCTTCTAAAACTTCTGGTGGTATTCTTGTTTGTTTTGGTAAAAATAATTCACATGGTTTTCCTTTGTTTTTTGCATTTATACAAGCGTGCATATAATCTTCTAACCATTCTTTATCCATATTTAAATATGATTTTAATTTATCCGGAACTCTTTCCCATACTTCATCATATTCTTTTTTGTTCCATACAAGTTTATTTTCTTCATAAGTTGGTATATTAGGTGAAATTTTTGAAAAATCCTTTAAAATTACCAAATTTCTTTTATCTACTCCTTGTCTTTCGTCTACTCCTTGTCTTTCATCTACTCCTTGGGTTTCATCTACTCCTTGGGTTTCATCTACTCCTTGTCTTTCATCTATACCCTGATATTCTTCTAGTTCTTCATCTTCTATTACTAGATCCGTAGTTGGTCTTATTTTTCTTGTTTTATTCTTAGAAGAAAAAATGTCTTCATTTTTCATTGTTTTTGATTGTTTATTCTTTCTAACACCTTTAATGAATTTAACAACTTTATCATCATATTTAACAAAAAATTCACTATTTTCCAATGAATTAGCATATTGAATTAATTTATAAGTATCATCATCTGCATCATATTCAACACAATTAACAGAATACTTCATTTCTTGTATTTCCTTTAATTTAGGAATCATTTCATCAATATAAAATTTAACTGCTTGATTTATAACTAATTCATTATTTGTATCCATATAATCAGAAATCATTTGTTTAAAAGGTAATATAAATCCCTTACCAAATTCATCAATATTCTTTTTAATTACTAACATTTTCTCTGGATTATCATTTCTCAATATGTTAGTTTCAATAGCAAACCCTACACTTTCTATTTTATTTTTAAGATCAGTAGTAATTTCTTCAAAAAAATCTATAACATTTTTATTGAAAAATAACGCATTATTTTTTTCTACTATTATTTCTAATTTTGTGGCTTCAATACTTTTAGAACCATCAATAATAGTATTATATAGTTGATCCCGTATAGAATAATTAATTTGTATATCTAAAGGACACGGTTCAATTATATCTCCACATTTAGCAATAAATTTTCTTATATCTTCTTTTTTATCATTTTTAATAGTAAAAATAGTTCCTACATTTCTTTTACAATTAATACATTCTGGTTTTGGAAGTCTTGAAAATTCAACACGTTTTGCTTTCTTAGGTTTATCGCTGTTAACAATTTTGGTAATATATTTTTTATGATACTCAGATTCATATTTATCTTTTAATCTATAAAATTCATTTATTGCTTCAATTGTTGTAAGTGTTTCATTTTCTTCAGTCATTATAATTTATATTGATATATTTATTCTAATGGTTTAACTTTTTTGGAACTTTTTAAGAGGAGTATCATTAATAATATCAAACTCATTATCCCAATGCGGTAATCCAGTTATAAGTTCTTGTTGTGATTTTAATTTAGCATCTTGATAATTTCTGATTTTAGATAAAATATATCTTTTCTTTTCCAATTCTCTTTCTTCAATTTCTTCTGGAGTTAGTTTACCTTTATATTTATACAGTAACAATATTCCTAAAATAATAAAAAATCCTACTAACAATCCAATATTAAAAAGCATATTTTGATGTATTTCCTTAAATTTATGACATTGTTTTAATGTTTCATTAAGAAAATATTTAACGCCTGGTTCAGTTAACATAGGTTTACTGATTACATTGCCAATTTCATTTTCAAAAGTATTCATTTATAAATACCTTTAAAAAACAAAAAAAAATTATACCAATTAACTATATGGATATATCTCTACAATCATTGCTATTTTTTATAATTATAACTATTGTATATTTTGCATTTCCAAGTATAGGCAAACCACAATTAACATTAGATGATCTAACGAGCGAAGAAACTAAAGCAGATTATTATAATAAAAATTTAAAAAGTTTAGCATTTTATTTAGGAGTTGTAATTATATCTCAGTTATTATTGAATATTGCATATCTTACGGCTAAATGTGGAGGAGCAATAGATAAAAATATCGGTGCTGCTTTTATATTTACATTTATACCATGGGTTCTCATATTTGGTGTATTGTTAGCAGTATTAGTTATATTTCCTGGGTTTAAAAGTGCTTTCTCAGATGTTTTAGGTTATTATGCTGTTGCTGGAAGTGCTAATGATTTATTTTCTTCAATATTCATAGGAACCGATTTAAATGATTTGATTGATAAAACAAATGATGCTGATAAGAAAAATGAACTAACACAAGCTGCTGAAGCTATTCTTAAAATATGTGGCAATAAATCTATATTAATAAATCAAATGAATCCAGATAATTTCATAGATATATGGAAAACATTAAAACCATTAATGAATGCTGGTGTTTATGAAGATACTAATATACAAACACAATTATTAAATTTAGTTTCGCTAAAGGATAATATTGGAGAAGCGGTTTGGTATATTTATACAGCAATATTGATATCATCGATTGTTTATTATAATTTAGCTACAAGAGGATGTGTTAAAAGCGTGGATCAAATAAAAGCAGACCGTGATACATATATACAACAAGAGGAAGAAGCTGATAAACAAAAGGAATTAGATAATTCTACGACTTATGTTATTTCATAAATAAATAAGTATCTCTTAGGTAAATCTCGGATAAGTCAAATAATATAATACAAATATGTGAGATAATATTCCTAAAACTATTGCAAACAACCACAAAGGTAATATTGTCTTATTTTTATATCCTACACCAAATTCTCTTATTGAACCATCATTTTTATATAAAAATGATGGCTTCAACATTTGAACAAAACCAAAAATTACTAAAAATATTATTATTGAAACTAAAGTTGTATTATTTCTTGTAAATGATCTTAACATATATATTATATTTACTTTTTTTTATAATATATATTTTAAAACTCTATCCCTTCTTTCCTTCTTTCCTTTTCCCTGTTTCCCTGTTTCCCTTCTTTCCTTCTACATAATTCACCTTTATAAGTTATTAACTTAATCATACTCATCTCTGTTTTCTACTTCATCACCCCATGGATCTCCATCATCAAAATCATCTGTCGGATTCATATCCATTGCATTATCCATTTCTATTTCTTGCTCTAAATTCATATCGTCTATTGCTTCATCTATTTGTGCGTCTTGATCTACATCTGTTCTACCTTTTCGTCTTAACTGATTTTGAATTGATGCAACTCTTTCTGCTACTTGTTTATCGTGATCAAAATTATCTATATCATATTCTTTTATGCCTTTAGACAACCCTATACTATATATTGGACCTAATTTGTAATGTTTTAATATTGTATCTATTTCTCTGTTTTCATCAGTTAAATCTTTTAATCTATCAGTGAAATCATATTTCTCCGCTTCTTTTAATTTAAATACAGTATCTGCTACATCATCATAAGACACATTTAATGTCTTTTTTGAACGTATCATTATATTTAAATATGATACCAATAATTTTGCTACATCCTGCTTCAATTTCATTACATCACCTTCTATAAATTCTTGATCTGTTTCTGTAAATCTTAATTGTTGCTCAATCAAAAAATCAGAACTAAATAAATCTGATTCGTCTTTTTCTGGAGTTACTAACATTCTTGTTACCATTGATGGATCCTTTGTTAAATTTATATAATCACTAAAGATACTCAAAAAATAATATTCATATAATAATGTTACCGTTCTTTTATCAAAAACCGAATACATCTCCTTTTCACCTATCTTTATTTTTGTTAAAATTGGTGTTATGGTTGACAATAAATAAATTCCTCTACATTTGGTTTTAACTTCATGTAACACGTTATTTATTGTGTTACTTCCGTAAAATTTTTCAATTGGACTGTAAAAGTTTGATATCATTTCTTTTATATCATTTGAATGATCTCTTGATATACCCCAATATTTTGGTACTTCAATTGATTGTATTTGCTGATTTATTATCATTGTAGGAAATACAACAGAAAATAACGATATAAAATTCTTTAAAAATGTTACATAATTACATAATCCATCATCTGATATTTTTATATTTTCGTTTCTGTTAGTTTCATCAAATCTCCACTTTGTCAAATCTGTCAAAAAATTTGTTATATTTTTCAATTCAAGACTACTTACTCTACTCTTTGTTTTTATAAAATCTATTACTTCTTTTCTCATTGTTCCAATAGTAATTTGAAGATAATCTTTTAATGATCTCATTTCTCTTGTGTCTTCATCTATACTTAGATCATAATTTTGCACCAAACCATTTAGCTTTTGTGTCAATGATTTTGGAACATCTTCGTTATTTTCTTCTTCAAATTGTATCAATAATTTTTCTAATTCATTTACACAAGAGGAATCCTTTGTTCCTAACGACATTTTTATTATATTATTTCTACTTACTATTTGAAATAATCTCAAAAACTGTTGATTTGTATAATTTCTACCATCTCTCTTTAGCTTTGATATTTTTTCTTGTATTGAATCCATCTTCTTCAAATAATCTGGCTTATCAATACATACTGTTACTAATTCTTCTGATAAAGGGATTGATGATTGAAACTTACATAAGGTTATAAAAGCACTATAAATTGTTTCCTCACTAAAATCATTTGATAACTCTGGATATATTCTTTTTGTATTTACTTCTGATAACAGAATTGCACTCTCAGTTAATATTTTTATATCACGAACTAATGATGATAAATTTGCAACTATTGTATTATAGAATTCAATATTCTTATCCTCATTTATAAAATATTGTAATGTTGTTACCGTGGTATTGCCTCCTTCGTTACAACACGCATTATCCATAAATAACTGACCTGATGATTTCAATAAAAGGTTCTTCTTCTCTACCAATTTTTGAATTGATTCTTGAATTGCCAAAGAAAATGCTATTATCTTTGCATCTATAACTAACAACTTTTCTAATTGTCTATGATTACCAGTGTATAATTCATTTTGTAATTCCTCGGTAAAACCAGCGGAAACATTCTCTAAATGTTTTACGTGGAATTTTTTTAAAGGAGGTAAGAAATTTGTCCATTTTATCAAATTATATTCATCTGGTATTTCCAACTCTGGATTTTCCAATAGATATTCCGTTTTTTGCTTTATTTTCTGTTCAACTTCTGCGTATGGTAATAAATATCTTACTATAAATGATTTCAAAGTGCTTGATATTTTTTCTTCACTCTTTGGCAATGCATTCCATGGAACTGTTGAAGCATCTCTACTTTTTAATGCTACACATGCCACATAATTCAATCCACTATCGTCTCCTTCGCCTTCAAATGGAAATCCTGTAAATGAACGCACACAGCCTGGAGCTGTTTTACGTGTTTTCAATGACGGAACACTTGTTTGCACTGCTATTAAATACATTCCTAATGTTAAATACATCAAAGTAGAACTAAATAATGCTATATATGTTGGCAATTTTTTTCCTTTTTTACCTGCCTCTTCTTCTCTTTTTCTATATGCTGGTTCCTTTTCTATAATCCTTACATCATTCATCAATTCTGTTACTACTTTTATTATAAAATCTCTTGATTGTTCTATATCTAACCCCATATTTGTAGATAATACCGATACTACATTAGATACTAATTCACCTTCTGGACTTAAACGTTTATCTTTCTTTTCTTTTTGTTTCTCTAACATAACTTCTCCAACATCCTTCTCTAAAATATCTCTACCTCTATCTACAAAACCATCTGCATATCCTTCTGATACATCTAGATCTATATAACATATTACTTCACCGCTATGTTCATCTACCCAAGCATCTCCATCATCAGATCTTTTTCCTATTTTTCTTTTTAATTCATTTAATACATCGTCATATTTACTATTTTTTGTTATAAAGGTATCTGCTAATATGTGAACAAACTTTGGTAATAATTTTGTATTTGTTTTTACACAATATAACCACCATTCATCTTCCATTTCACCATCATGAATATTTGGAATTGTTCCATCACCATCCCTACAATATAAACTAACAAATGATAGTATATCTGTTTGTTTCTTTACAAAATCATTTTGACCCATTATTAAATCTCTTAATTTTGTATATGGAGAAACTACTCTATCTTTTACTTCATCAGCGACTGAAAGACCCAAATCATATTGTTGTTTATTATATTTGAAAAATTGCTTTCTCTTTAATTCTTGGAGACGATCAAATGATTTTCTGAAATAGTCTAATTGTTTTGTTATTCTAGAATTCAACTCATCCTTAGATATATCATAATTTTTATCAAATTGATCTATTACTTGTTTTAAAGCATTATTTATTACAGTGTCTTTTGAAACAAGTGTCGATTCACATTTATCCTCTCCTTTTTCTGCTGAATTATATATACAACTGTATTCTATATTACATAATACATCATCTCCCTTTATGAAAGCACTTGGATCTACGTTTTTTTCTAAAACCCATATATCATTATTTCTTATGTAATATTCTAATTTATCTGCATGTTCAGTTCCTTCAGAAAATGTTGTAAATAATGCATAATCACCTTCTCTTACTTTCTTTGCTTGATTTGCTAGCGTGGTTGCCATATATTCTGCTGATACATCGTCCATTTTCGAACCTTTTTTTAATTCCTCAGTTAAATATAAAATAAATTCTTCGCCTGATAATTCATCTCTTTGTTTTTTATACTTATCATTAACTAAATCATAATTTGTTGTATCAAAATCTTTATCAAAATATATAGGTTTGTCATTATCTTCCATCAAAGATTCTATTGAATAATATTTTTTTGCAATTATATATGTTGAACATGTATCATTTTCTTTATCCTTTTCCATTATTTGTTTCATTTTACCCTTGTCATCTACAAAAACTTCTGATAACCCACTTGGATACATTAATTTTATATTTGTTAATGCTACAGTTGTATTAAATAAATTACCATAATCAGCTAGTGTGACTTTTTTTAGAAATTCAGAAGGACTCTCTATTGTTGCTGTTGTTGATATATCATAATCATCAAAAATTTCTTGTTTTAAATTAGAATCACCATCTAACAAGTTAAATAACTCATTTGAATAAACATAGAATCCTGAACTTTTTTTATTATCAGCTCTTGAATTTAAATATTTTATAGATGAAAATGCAATACTATATTCTTTAAAAATTGTGTTATATTCTTTGATTTTACCATAAATAAATTTATTTATTTCATTATATTGCATATATGTTAGATCAATTGGATAAACTAAAAAAGGTTCTAAATAATTTACAACATCAACCATCGATAAACGACCTTTAATATATTTTTTAACAAGACTAAATAACACACGAATTTTTGGAATTATAGTTTGCAAAAATATCTTGTAAATATCCAGATTTGTTAGTTCTGCTGGTTTTTCATATTCTGACAAATCTAATAAATATTGTTTAATATTATCTACAAAGTTTGTATCATCATATTCTATCTCATTATCTAATCCATCTATTACAATAGGCATTAATGTTGTTTTTTTCTTTAGTAACTCCCAATAATTTAAAAAATGCAGATTTAAATTGGCCTTAACTAACAAATTTGTTCCTGGTAAATTTACTTGAGAAAATCTTACTGTTGGTTCTGGCAGAGTAATTATTGAATTTATTGAAATTGAATCATTTTCTGTTAGTTTAACTCTATGTGCTATAGTTTTTGGACCTTTTAAATTAATTGCTTGTAATTTTTCTTGACCCAAATTATATCTTTGAATAACAAACTTTCTATTTGTTTGTTCTGAACGACCAATCACAGTTGAATATAAATCTCCAAGATTATCTATAATTGCATTTATATTTGTTGAAACATTACCTTCAATTATTATACCATTTGATTTTGCAAATACATCCTCTACAGATCCTGGATTTACCGAATAAAATGGTGTCAAATATGGATCTAATGAATAATATAGGTTTGTATATTTATTTTGACCTTCTACTCCTTTATTTGCCTTATAATTTTTAAATAATGTATCCATTCTTAACAGATTTTCATTTTCATCTATGTCTTCATAATCATCATGACGTTTATATTCTACTACTTTTGTATCAGGATAAATCTTTTTCACATTCTTTGCAACCATCATTATCCAATATAAAGAATTTTTAAATTCTGATAAATATTGTGCTAACGGTCTATCATCTGCTGTTATCTTAATTATACCAGTTACATTATTATTTAAATCAAATGTTGATGCTAATTTACGTAATTGAAGAAAACGTGTTATCATTATGTGAATACTATTTAAAACATTGTTAGTTCGTTTTGTATTTGGAATACCTGAAATCATTTCTTCTAACATATCATTTGTTTGAGCGTCAATATTATATCTGAATTTATCCTTATCGATTGTTATAAATTCTTCCACCTTTACAACATCTCCAAACTCAAGATCATCCATATCAAACAACATTCTTTGAACCTTATCTTTTACCATTTTCTTTGGAATACCTTCTTCTTCCAATAATCTTTCTTCTTCTTCTTCTCCAAGTTCTACCAATTCGTCTGGAGATAACTTTTTTTCTTCTTTTTCTTTTATTGCTGGTCTTATTTCAAATGTTTCAATTGGAAGATCCTCCGGTATACCTTGATAATTAAAATTTATGAATAATGTATCACCATCTGTAGTTCTAATTTCAATCATATCTTCTTCAATGTTTGTTATCTCTCCTATAATAATTGTTGGATATTCTCCTCCAAAATAAATATTAATCCAGGTTCCTGATAATAAATCATTTTGTCTAGCATAACCCTTTTCAGGATTACTACTAATCACTTTAATTGCTCTAATGTTACCATCACCTATAACTCCATCCGGTGATATTTGTAATACTGTTTTTTCAAATGTTTCACTATTAATTAACTTGATTTTTGTTGGATCAATATACTCTATTAAAAAAACATTATCATTTAGTATTTCATTAGTTGGATCTGAAATTACAATGATGTCCCCTAATTTTAATAATATTTCATCTACTTTTTTTTCAATAATCTCTTCTTCAGGAACAACCAAATCTTCTTTTATTTCTTCCTGTTCTGATTTTGGTTCCTCTTTCTCTTTAATACCTGGTTCTAATGTTTCTTCCTCTTCTGATTTTAGGTCCTGTTCTAATGTTTCTTCCTCTTTTGATTTTGGTTCCCCTTCTAAAACACCAGGAATAGGATTATTATCGTCAATGTCTTTTTGAATATTTGCTTTATCTGCTTCCAAATTAATTTGTTGTGACATCTTATATTTATTATAGAAATTTTTATAAATCATTAATTCTCAAAATAATATTTTAAATCATTTAAATAATTAGTTTAAAGACAAATGATATAATTATCATAATATATGTCCTCTTATAATCTATCTAATATTCCTGGATTTAATCATCTTATTAAAAGCGGTGAAATGAATCCTGATTATGATAAATATTATTCCTTTAATCAGTATTCTACTAAAGCAAATGAGAAATATTCTATTATTAGATACAAGAAAGAACTTCTTTCTTGTGATTTAATTTCAACTTATGGATTGCTAAGATCCGTTGTTCTATCTGGGACACGAATTGTCAGTTTTGCACCACCTAAAACAATTTCTGGAGATAATTTTATATTAAATTATCCTACAAAGACTGACAAAATTGTGGCCCTGGATTTTATTGAAGGCACTATGATTAATGTATTTTTTGATCCTATATATGGGTGCTGGCAAATTTCTACTAGAAATACAGTTGGTGCCGAAGTGTCATTTTACAAATTATCAACACAGACATTTAATCAAATGTTTATGGAGGCTTGTTTGATTAATAATATTAATATTCAAACATTGAATCCAAGATATTGTTATAGTTTTGTTTTACAGCATCCTGAAAATAGAATTGTAGTTTCTTTTAAGAAACCACAACTATTTTTGGTTGCTGTTTATGAAATTATTCAAAAAGAAGATTCTGTTATTGTAATTGAAGAGAATCTAAATGAAGTAAAAAGGGGTGGATTATGGCATATTACTGGCATTAGATTTCCTGAAACTTATGAATTTACTTCATATACCGAATTAATTGAAAAATTTGCATCTCCAAACACTCCATATGATATTTTGGGAATTGTTGTCAAAAATACAGAAACAGGTGAAAGAACCAAATTTAGAAACCCAATTTATGAAGAAGTTCGTCAGCTAAGAGGAAATCAACCAAAACTTCAGTATCAATACCTTTGTTTAAGACATTCCGGAAAATTACCTGAATTTTTAAAGTATTATCCTGAATCTAAAGCAGACATGTCTAAGTTTAGAGATCAAGTACATATGTTTACAAATACACTTCATAATAATTATTTTTCTTGTTATGTTAAAAAAGAAAAACCTCTTAGGGAATATCCAGATCAATACAGGACACATATGTTTAAGATCCACGAATATTTTACGAGCCAACTAAGACCACAAAATTTGGTTGTTACAAACACTGTTGTAATTAATTATGTTAATAAATTACATCCATCTTTACTAATGTATTGTTTAAATCATCATATGAGAAAGAGAATGATTGATGATATTAAAGCATCTTCTGATATTTAAACTCATTTTACAAGCAAAAAATAAAATAATATATAAAAAATTATATATTATTAACTATTAACAAATACTTATCAGAACTTATGTATTTATTTATCACATTTTCTTGTTCCATCAAAACATCCCTTTGCTCCATCGATTTTTTTAGTAGCTTCATCAAACACTGTTTTTAACATTGTTTTAACTGTAGAAATCCCCTTTGTTTTATCACTTAATGTAATTCTTAATAAACTATCGCTATCGTGAGGATGTATTTTTTTGAAACCAACATAATCCAACATTTTTAAATCTGTATAAAATATCGAGTAAAATTCATAATTCAATATATTTCCAATTGTATAATCTTCATTTACCAATATTATATCGTAACAATTTTCCATTGTATTATCTGCCACTTTTATTTCTACTTCATCTTGTGACAACGATTGTTTTAGAAGTTCAAATTTGTGTAACAATATTTCACATGACTTTATAATTATTTGTTCATTTTCATATATTCCTACTGATTCAATAATAAAATCAAAACTATTTTTCTTAATATATCTTAAACCTTCTAATAGCTTCCAATTTTCTGCTTCAAATCTGATTTCTGAATCTTTTTTCTCTTCATCCTTCCATTTTTGTTTTCTAATTTCTAATTGTTCTGCCATTTTTTCTTGATCAGGAGTGCATCCATATCCACATGTTCCTGTAATATTAAACATACTATCATCTCTTGCATTACTTACAGAAAATTCAGATGACAATTTAATTCTTTCTCCTGGGATTTCATCAGAAATTCTTGGTCTTAATCTCACAAAATCAATGTAATATTCTCCATTTCCAGTAGGAGGAATAAATGGAGGGAATATCTTTTTCACATCACCTTCTTCTAGATAGGTATTTGAACTTATTTCTTTAATTTTAAAATCCTTAGTAGTTACGATAACTGTAGTGTCGATTTTATTCTCAACATCTAGTTCCAATAAATAATTTTTAATTGGAGTATCTTCTAAATTTTTTATACAAATTGGAATACAACTCAAACGCTGTTTCAATATCTCATTGTTCAATCTAGTTGTATTTATTACTATATTTGCTTTATTTTGTTCATAAGGTGTAGTCTTAAAACAAACAATTGGAATATCTGATAATATAGTTCTTCTTATTGCATTTACATAACTAACATCAATATTAGCGATGGTGAATGTCATAACACCATCTTCCTCTTTTAAATCAAAGACTTTTGCCATTGTATATCTATATAATATTGTATATTTAATATTATATTAAACATATTTCAATTTTTTTTATACACTTTAGGAAAAGTATATAAAAGGGAGTGAGTGTTTTGCTATACTTTTCGTAAAAGTATGTGAGTGTTTTGCTATACTTTTTCCTAAAAGTGTGTGAGTGTTTTGCTATACTTTTACGAAAAGTGTATGAGTGTTTTGCTATACTTTTCCTAAAAGTGTAAATATTAGTTAAAAACTCGATGAAAAAAACTTAAGACATATTAAATGAGCTGTATTTTGTATTATAGCAACTTTTGCGAGCCTTCCAAAAAATTATTACAAACTGTAACTAAAACACAGAATGCAAAAGATATACATTTTATTTGTATTGATAAAAGAATTAAGGATTCTAATGGAAAAATATTTATTGTTTTACAAAATGAACAAAAAATTATTATGCCTGAAAATGTTACAAGAGTCCCTGCTCTTCTTTTATTAAATCAAAATTATAAAGTTATTTATGGAGATGATATATATAAACATTTAAAACCGCAAACACAACAACTAGTTCAACAAGCTACTAAGAATAATATGGAACCTAATAATTTTCAAGATAGTTTTAGTTCATTTAGTGGATTTGGTGGTGGGTTTGGTGGTGGTGGAATTGTTTCAGATAATTATAGTTTTTTAGATCAAGATGATAATGATCTCAGTGTTAAAGGTAATGGAGGATTAAGACAAATGCATAATTATGTTAATTTAAATGATTCTATGGACTTATCTATGAAATTACCTCAAGATGATCACGATTATAAGGCAGATAAACTTAAAGAAGGTGAGACTAGTGTTGAAGCTTTACAAAGAAGAAGAGAAGAAGAATTAACTAATATTAATTATAAATAAATTACAATAATATTTAAAAACTATAGGTAAATATTATGGATATTCCTGAACCAAAAAATGGAGAAATAACGGTGTATAGTAAAAGTGGATGTTCTGGTTGTACTAATGTTAAGAAGATTTTAAAAGAAAAAAATATTAACTTTGTTATTGTTGATTGTGATGAATTTATTTTAGAAGATAAAGAAACGTTCTTACAATTTATACATGAAATTTCTGGACAAGAATGTAAAATATTTCCAATGGTATTTGATGGTAAAAGATTTATTGGAGGATTTAAAGAAATTGTAAGTTATTTAGATAAATTACTTGATTTTGATTTAACATTTTAGTAAAATATATTTTGCATAAAATAATATTTAAAGAAAAACACATATTTAAAATAACTATAATGGCTACGAATCTTGTCACTGTATTTAATGATCATTTTTCTGAATTTGTTGGCGATATTCAAAGTGTATTTCCGGATGATCCGGATATTTTAACAGCTAAAAATGCCCTTCTTACTATTAGAAAGGCAAATCCTAAGTTGTTAGTTAAAATTTGGTTAAAATATGTTGTCAATCCATATAAACAACAAATCGACTCTGGAGATATTGAATTCTTTGTTACCAAGGATTATTCTACTGATTTAGTAAAAAATGACAATGCAGATAAAATTATGGAATCGATTGATCGATTGAGAAGTCCTATTAAACATATGTCACCTGAAAATCAATCCAAAACTATGAAATATATACAAAATTTGAGCAAGTTAGCTCTTATGATTCCTCAATAATTTTGCAAAATAGTTTAAATATAATTCACTAATATAATTATCTTTAAATGTTAAAAAATAACTATATTTTTAAACGCCTTTCACATCAGCATAATTCAAAATGTCGAAAGTTTATAAACCGAAAATTTATAAACCGAAAATTTATTACAGGAGTTATTGAATTATCATATACAGATATTCACTATTAATATCATCATTTTTGTGGTCCAGAAGCAAAATATAATGAAGTAATAAAGTCAAATTATACACAACTTTTGATTCCGATTGATGATAAAATTCGGTTTCTAAAATAGTAAAACTATGCTGTAAATTATTTATTCTGTTACCAACTCATAAACGGTAACAAAATATATTGGATATTATGGTAGTGATTTTCAGTAACAAATAATTTCTCAAAAGTATTTTAGGTTTTCAATTTTGGACATTTATAAATGTCCATTTTAAGAAACCTGAATAAAGTCTTGGAAAAGGGGGTCTGAAATGGGATTTATGAACATAATGGTCTGAAAATCATTTTTTGATCAAATAAAATTATGATGATAAATTTTATTTTAAATTATTATATATATTTTTCAAAAAGATTTAGAAGTTTTTTTGTCAACATATGTATATTAAGAATGTTGACATTAATTACACCAAATACTCCAATACAATTCGTCTGTGAAAAGTGTGACTTTAAATGTGGTAAAAAAGGAGATTTCACCCGACATTTATTAACTAGGAAACATAAAAACATTGACATTTCATTGACATATTTTGACGATAATACATCAAAAAAACATCACACGTGTTTATGTGGGAAAGAATACCAGCATAGACAAAGTTTATCAATCCATAAAAAGAATTGTTCTAAGTTTGTTGAAACAGAGGAAACAAATAAAATAAAAGATGAACTTCATATTCCAAATGAAACTATGGAAATTCTTGCTCTTTTTAAGGAACAAATAAATGAAAATAAAGAATTACGAAAAATTCTTATTGAACAAAACAAACAATTACACGAAACAAATAATAAATTACTTTTAATTGCAAAAGAAAGAGGTCCAATTAATAATAGTAATAATACAAATAATACAAATAATACAAATATTTCAAATAGTAATAATAAAACATTTAATCTCCAAGTTTATTTGAATGAAACATGTAAAGATGCTATTAACTTAACTGATTTTGTTGATTCTATAAAGGTTCAAATAAAAGATCTTGTAAATGTAGGAGAAAAAGGATATGCTGAAGGAATATCAGATATTTTTATAAATAATCTTCAACAATTAAATACACATTCAAGACCGATACACTGCTCAGATTCCAAAAGAGAAACCATTTACATTAAAGATGCTGAACAATGGACAAAAGATGATGAAGAAAAAACTACTTTAACAAAAGCAATTAAACAAGTTGCAAATAAAAACATTAAACAAATTAGTGAATGGCAGAAATTACATCCTAAATATAAGGATCCAGACTCGAAACAAAATGATAAATATATGAAGATAGTTTTAAACTCAATGTCGGGTTCCACTAATGAAGAAGCAAATAAAAACTATGAAAAAATCATTAAAAATGTAATAAAAGAAACAGTTATTGATAAGTGTAATTAATTGTTATCATAAACGGTAACGAAATATATTGGGTATTATGGTAGTGATTTTCAGTAACAAATAATTTCTCAAAAGTATTTTAGGTTTTCAATTTTGGACATTTATAAATGTCCATTTTAAGAAACCTGAGAAAAGTCTTGGAAAAGGGGGTCCCAAATGGGATTTATGAACATAATGCTCTGGAACACATAAAAAATGATTATAAATTTGTGATGATAAAATTTTTATATATTTTTATTAGAATTTAAAAATATTCTCTTTAGGAAATATAATGGAAACCAAGGAAAACGAGCCCGCCGAATTTACTAAACATAATTATACTTGTAAAAGTTGTGATGTTAAATGTTCTTATTTAAGTGATTGGACTAGACATTTAACTACTAGAAAACATACTGTCAGTCTCAATGGAAATTCTTTGGAAAAGAAGGAAATTAAAAAAAACGAATTTGTGTGTAGTTGTGGAAAAAAATATACATCAAACTCGGGATTATGGAAACATAAAAAAACTTGTAATAATTTTGATAAACCAGAAGATTCGGAATTTAAAGAACAAGAATTTGACCAAGACAATTTCAAAATTACATCAAAAATGTTTTATGATTTGTTGAAACAAAATAACGAATTACAAAAAAGCTTAATTGAAATGTCAAAAGAAAGAGGTCCGATTAATAATAGTAATAACAATAATTGTAATAATAAAACATTTAATCTTCAAGTTTATTTGAATGAAACCTGTAAAGATGCCATTAATTTAACTGATTTTATTGATTCTATCAAAGTTCAAATAAAGGATCTTGAAAAAGTAGGAGAAAAGGGATATGCTGAAGGAATATCGGAGATATTTATCAACAATTTGCAACAATTAAATACACATTCAAGACCAATACATTGCTCAGATTCCAAAAGAGAAACCATTTACATTAAAGATGCTGAACAATGGACAAAAGATGATGACCAAAAAAGTAATCTAACAAAAGCAATTAAACAAGTTGCAAATAAAAACATTAAACAAATTAGTGAATGGCAAAAGCTACATCCTAAATATAAGGATCCAGACTCGAAACAAAATGATAAATATATGAAGATAGTTTTAAACTCAATGTCAGGATCCACTAATGAAGAAGCAAATAAAAACTATGAAAAAATTATAAAAAATGTAATAAAAGAAACAATAATTGAAAAATAATATATTTAAATTAGTTTGATTTAAATATATTTCTTTTAGTAAATCTATATTAAATGACAGATAAAGCCAAATCCGTAGAAGAATTAACTCCCCCAGACGAGTTTTATAAAATTATCAATGATTTTACATGTGATATTGTAACCACTTTTCCAGAATATTCTGGAATAATTTCAAGATGGTGGAATAGACCAACTGATAATTCAGAAGAAGCAAAAACCAAAGAAACACTTTTTGTATTTAGACATTGTGTAAAAATATTTCCTGAACGTTTTTTTGATGTTTTGTATAAAAATAATGATATATTCGCAGAAGGCTCTGAAATAAATACCGAATTTTTACCTGGAATTGTGTTTAAACAACTGTGGACTCTTGATATAAGTGATAGTACTAGAGAAACAATCTGGAAGTATTTACAATTAATTTTATTTTCTGTAATTGGTTGTGTTCATAATAAATCAGAATTAGGAGATACTGCAAAATTATTTGAATCAATTGATGAAGAAGAGTTGAAAAAGAAATTACAAGAAACATTAGAAGGAATGCAAAATCTATTTGATACAAGTGGAACTCCTTTAAATGGAACGGATTCTTCCTTTAGCGGTATTAATATGGAAAATATGCCCAAAGCACAAGATATTCATGAACATATAAATTCAATGATGGGAGGTAAATTAGGAAAGTTAGCTATGGAACTAGCAGAAGAAACGGCGACAGATCTAAATTTAGATATGGATAATACTGGGGACGCAAAGGATGTTTTTCAAAAACTATTCAAAAATCCAGCAAAAATGATGAATATGGTTAAAAATATAGGTTCTAAAATTGATGATAAAATTAAATCAGGTGAACTGAAAGAATCGGAATTAATGCAAGAAGGGATGGAACTTTTGGAAAAAATGAAGAATATGCCAGGAATGGGAGATATGCAACAAATGTTTGCACAAATGGGTATTCCAGGTTTAGGAAAAGGAGCAAAGTTGAATATGGGAGCAATGGAAGCTAATCTAAATAAAAATATGAAAAATGCAAAAATGAAGGAAAGAATTAGAGCTAAAGCAGAAGCAAATGCAAAAGCTAGAGAACAAGAGAAAACAGCTTTTTGTAATATGTCAGAGGCAAAACCACAATTTACAGAAGAAGAAATATTGAAGATCTTTAGCACAGGAGAAACAGTAGAAAAAACTCCAAGAGGAGCAAAACCACCAGAACAATCAAATAAGAGTGGAAAGAAGAAGAAGGGAAAGAAATAGATTAACAAATAGGCATAGGAACAATTATATATTGCAAAATATTATCATTATCATCTAACTCTAAATGTAGATATTTTCCAGATTTAACATATAAAATATATTGACAACAATTTTCAAATTGTAAATTATCGAAATTCTTATCTATGTCCAATAATTTAATTTTATTGTGTGTTGTAGTTTGGTCACAAATATAATTATATGCTTTTTCAACACTATCCATTATTTTTATAACCGAATAATCATTTTCACCATAACGGTATAATACCATATACACTATTTTTGCATTTATTTGAGACATGATTTAATATAATATTTAAGAAGTATTATAATAAATATTATGAATTCAATTTTTTTTAAAAGTCTATATAATATATAATGACAACTCCATTTTGGTCTAATGATCCTACAATATTATTTAATAAAGAAAGTATTTTACAAGTATGGCCAACTCAACAAATGACATTTGAAGCAAAGCTAAACGCAATAAGTAGAATTGTATTAATAATGACTATTTTAGGATTTCTGTTTACAAGAAATGTTAATATTTTAATCATAGCAGTAATAACGTTAGCTATTATGTTTTCAATTTACAAATTAAGAAAACAAAGTATTGTTAGTTCTTTACTAAAAAAAGAAGGTTTTTCACTTAATCCTTCATTCCCTACGGGGTCATCTGCTTTATCTCCTGCTACTTTATCTCCTGCTGCTATAACAACAAATCCAGTAACATTGGAATCTGTATTACGTTCTAATTTTCATCCTACCACAAAGAAAAACCCTATGGGAAATGTATTATTAACTGATATTATGGACACTCCTAATAGATTAGCAGCAGCTCCTAGTTTTAATCCAGATGTTTATGAAGATATAGACACTGCAGTTAAAAAACAGACGCAAATGTTGAATCCTGGTATCATAAATACTAACAAACAATTATACGGAGACCTGTATTCGAATTATCAGCTTGATAATTCGATGATGCGATTTTATTCAACAGCAAATTCAAGAATAGCCTCAGATCAAGGTGCATTTTCGCAGTATCTTTACGGTAACATGCCATCTAGTAAGAGCTCTGGTCCAGATGGAGCCTTCCAAAGAGTTGCCGACTCGTACCGATATATACTTATTTAATAAGGTTTACAAGTTGTTTCTTTTCATTATATATCCAAATTTCATATTTATAACCTATTAGTTTAGCAGCATTCTGCTTGAAATATATATTGTGTTCATTAAGCTTGGCAGTCCAAGTAGACTTTACCTCAATACACCGATTTTGTGTTGGTATAAATATATCAACATAATGTCTATGATTTTTACCATCATTACCAAAATACCAAATATTCGGAACATTTTTTACTCCCATAATAATATTATGTTCATCAATTTTTTCTTTTTTAATAAGTTCATCTAATGCTAAATTTTCATAACCTTGTATTAAAATTATATTACCAGACGGAAAAGTATATTGTTTAGTTCTATAACAATTTTTTATATTTTTGTCTAATACGGTTGGATTTTGTATTGGATATTCAACACCATAATGTTTCAAAGAAGTTTCAATCTTTTTCTGTTTAATGTCTGCGTGTTGTGATGGATATTCAACACCATAATGTTTCAAAGAAGTTTCAATCTTTTTCTGTTTAATGTCTGCGTGTTGTGATGGATATTCAACACCATAATTTTTTAAACATGTATCGACCTTTTTCTTTTTAATACTTTCATTCTGTGATATATTTTCTACACCATATTTTTTCATAATAGTTGTCTTATATTTTTCTTTATATTGTTCTGTTTGTGAAATATGCTCAACTCCATATTTTTCTAAGCAGGTTTGTTTATATTTTTCTCTAACATCTTTATTTTGACTAGCATTTTCCACCCCGTATTTTTCTATACATATTTCCTTTATTTTATCCTTGACTTTTTCACTTTGAAATGTAAATTCTGAACCATATTTTGTTAAATTTGTTAGTTTCATTTTTGTTTGAACAGCTTCAGAACTAATAGCATTTTCAACACCATATTTTTGTAAACAAGTTGCTTTTCTTTTGTTTTGTTTGTTTTGTTGTGAACATATTTCGCAATAAACCCCTCTTTTTTCAATTTCACGAAAAATTTTATCAACAATTGAATTACAATTAAGTGTTTGACAAGTCGCTTTTATTTTACTTTTTTTTGTTAGTTTGTCATTACTATAATCATTAAGTAGTTTTATATTATGTTCTTTACAATAATTAATTAGCTTATCGTTTGTAAATTTATTTGGATTTGTTTTATCTTTAACAAAATCCAGATGTAAAATATTTTCGGAACCATAATTTTGTAAAAAGGTTTTTTTCATTTTCTCAACAGAAACTATTTTTATACATTTTTTACAATAAGCTCCGTGTTTAAGTAAATTTATAAAATTTTTTTCAAAAGTATCTTGACAACCATTATATATACATTTTCCCTTAATAATAAATGTTTTATTTAACTGGCTACTGCTATAATCGTCTAACAATAAAATGGAATTCTCATCACAATACTTATGTAATCGTTCAAAATCGTACTTTGTCCTAATAGGCATTTATATACTATATATAGTATATATTTCTAAATCAATTTAAAAATATATTACTATAATTAATTAAATGGAAATCCCCAAATTTGAATGCGAAAAATGCAAATTTAAATGTAATTTTGTGTCACAGTGGAATGACCATATTAATTCAAAAAAACATACAGGAGAAAAACGTAAGCCAAGATGTGATAAGATATTAAGCGAAAAGTGTGAATTATGTGATTACAAGCCAATAAAAACAACTAATATGAAATTACATCATTTAAATAATCACGCAACTTTTGAAGAAAGACAAAATGGATTTAATTTTTATTGCGACAAGTGTGATTTTGGTTGTTTTATTAAAATTTTATTTACCAGACATTTAGAAACAAAAAAACATATAACTAATTAAATTTAGAAAAATATTATTCTAGTAATATATATAAAATGGCTTACGTCTCAGACTTTACATTTAACGGGTTAAGCAGAATATCCGAAGACGGGTGCTGTATAGACCAAAATTCAATTCAAAACTCGCAATCGTGTAGTTATTTATTACAAAATTATTTTACTCAAGATTGTTCAATGAAAAATGCCAAATCTTTAGCAACCTCTCAGCCTGGTATTAATTACAGTGGAGGTTTTGGCCTAGGAGCCGGTGGATGCAATGTTGACGACAGTTCCAAACTCTTAATTGGCGGTATTCAAACTAATCCAAAAGCAAGAATTGACTTATTTGGAAGACCATTTGCTACTGTTCCATTTTTAGGAAGAGGATCTGTTGATCCTATTTTAGAAGCCCAAATTCAACAAGGAGAAGCTATCACTAGTAAACGCAGTGTTACACGTTTAACTGAGAAGAGTTATTTGAAATATCACACTACTCCTTTGATTCCAGAAATAAAACAAACTATTCAAAACCCTAGTTTGATGATTGAAGGAATGGCTTCTGAAGGTTGGATTCGTGGAGGTGTTCCATCTCGTGAACTAACAAGAGATCGTGATTTTTATACGACTCATACTGCTGGACAATCTGCTCCTTAAAATAATATATTTATTAAACTATTTTTTGTTAGTTATATTAATTTAAAGATATGTTATACTAAGTATTTAATGTATAACATAGATTTTAAAGTAAAATATCAAGATATTCAAGAAGAACTTGTCTTAAAACTTAAGAAGAAACCTGAAAAAGAATATGACCCGAAGGTTAATGAAAATCCTGATGACGAATACGAATACGAATACTCTAATCAAGATGTTTTAGATGTTTGTGATAAACTTTATAGAGACGAACTGTGCTCTGTATTTTACGCTGAAAATATACTTGATGATAAAATTGATCAAGGAATGACATATGTTCTTGAAAAAATGTTAGTTAACTCTGATTTTAAAAATATTATTGATAAAATGAGAGAATTATTATATTTAAATGAAACTGGTAATTCTCCAATATTATCAGAAGAACATAAAAATAACATAAAAGAAAACTACGACTTAATTGTTCTTTTAACATTGTTTAGCAAACATATATTTTATATAACACATAAATGTATTTGTCAACAAATTAACAAAGGGGGCATTGATAATGATTTAATACAAGAACTACATGAAAATACTATAAAAGTTTTAAAACTGTAATTTTATATTACATTTTATTTGTAACTTTTTTTTAAAAGTATATATAAATGGCATCTACTCGCAATAAGAATACGCCTGGTAATTTTTGTTTATCTTTAAAACAAAATTATGGTATTGAAGATTGGCAACTTTATAAAAATGGTGCTAATGGCACTGCATATGATACTAAACTTTGTGGGAATGGATTAAATCCTGGTCAATTACCATGGAACACTCTATCACATAATCCTGCCGATATTGAATCTTTTTTATTTGGAATTAATTCAACTAATCTAGTAAACCCTGCGCCAGCCTTAACTCCTGAATTAAAATGCTTACAGACGGCTAATGTTTTTAAGACGAGCAATGTCATTATGCCTGTTCCGCAAGCAATTCCAAAATACCAGCGACCTTTTCCTGTTCCTTAAAATTAATTGTATTAAGAAAATTATTTTAAATTATATATTTATAATAATTATGAGTAACATCAACGCACAAAATATCATCGTTACTAATTTAACGGTTACAAATATTAATGGTAAACCGGCTTCAACATACTCTGCTTGTAATTATGATCCTTGTGGACAACAAGATGACTGTTATGATTGTTCTCAAGAAAATAATGATTGTCCAGATTGTCTTGATTTACCTCCTCCTTGTCCACAAGGAGCACAAGGTGCACAAGGTGCGCCAGGTGGAGGAACTGGTTCAGGAACAACAGGAGCACAAGGAGCAGCGGGAGCTCAAGGTGCGCCAGGTGGAGGAACTGGTTCAGGAACAACAGGAGCACAAGGAGCAACAGGACGCACAGGCGCTCAAGGCGCCACGGGAGTAACAGGAGCAACAGGACGCACAGGCGCTCAAGGCGCCACGGGAGTAACAGGAGCAACAGGAGCCCAAGGTTCTACAGGTGCAGGAACAACAGGAACCCAAGGTTCCACAGGAGCTCAAGGTTCTACAGGTGCTCAAGGCGCAACAGGTGTTGGAACAACAGGAGCACAGGGTTCTACAGGAGCAGGAGTTACAGGAGCACAAGGTGCAACAGGAGCAGGAGTTACAGGAGCACAAGGTGCAACAGGAGCAGGAGTTACAGGAGCACAAGGTGCAACAGGAGCAGGAGTTACAGGTGCTCAAGGTGCCACGGGAGTAACAGGAGCACAAGGTTCTACAGGTGCAGGAGTTACAGGAGCACAAGGTGCAACAGGTTCAGGAGTTACAGGAGCACAAGGTTCTACAGGAGCCCAAGGTTCTACAGGTGTAGGAGTAACAGGTTCTCAAGGTGCTACAGGTGCAGGAGTTACAGGAGCACAAGGCTCTACAGGTGCCCAGGGAGACACAGGAGCACAAGGCGCTACAGGTGCAGGAGTTACAGGAGCTCAAGGCGCTACAGGTGTAGGAGTAACAGGAGCACAAGGCGCTACAGGTGCAGGAGTTACAGGAGCACAGGGAGACACAGGAGCACAAGGTGCTACAGGTGCAGGAGTTACAGGAGCACAGGGAGACACAGGAGCACAAGGCGCTACAGGTGCAGGAGTTACAGGATCACAGGGAGACACAGGAGCTCAAGGCGCTACAGGTGCAGGAGTAACAGGAGCGCAAGGTGCTACAGGTGCAGGAGTAACAGGAGCACAAGGTGCTACAGGTGCAGGAGTTACAGGAGCACAGGGAGACACAGGAGCGCAAGGTGCTACAGGTGCAGGAGTTACAGGAGCACAAGGTGCTACAGGTGCAGGAGTTACAGGAGCACAGGGAGACACAGGAGCACAAGGCGCTACAGGTGCAGGAGTTACAGGAGCACAGGGAGACACAGGAGCTCAAGGCACTACAGGTGTAGGAGTAACAGGAGCACAGGGAGACACAGGAGCACAAGGCGCTACAGGTGCAGGAGTTACAGGAGCACAGGGAGACACAGGAGCTCAAGGCGCTACAGGTGTAGGAGTAACAGGAGCACAGGGAGACACAGGAGCGCAAGGTGCTACAGGTGCAGGAGTTACAGGAGCACAGGGAGACACAGGAGCTCAAGGCGCTACAGGTGTAGGAGTAACAGGAGCACAAGGCGCTACAGGTGCAGGAGTTACAGGAGCACAGGGAGACACAGGAACTCAAGGTGCTACAGGTGCAGGAGTTACAGGAGCGCAAGGTGCTACAGGTGCAGGAGTTACAGGAGCACAGGGAGACACAGGAGCACAGGGAGACACAGGAGCTCAAGGCGCTACAGGTGCAGGAGTTACAGGAGCACAGGGAGACACAGGAGCACAGGGAGACACAGGAGCGCAAGGTGCTACAGGTGCAGGAGTTACAGGAGCACAGGGAGACACAGGAGCACAGGGAGACACAGGAGCGCAAGGTGCTACAGGTGCAGGAGTTACAGGAGCACAAGGTGCTACAGGTGCAGGAGTTACAGGAGCACAGGGAGACACAGGAACTCAAGGTGCTACAGGTGCAGGAGTTACAGGAGCGCAAGGTGCTACAGGTGCAGGAGTTACAGGAGCACAGGGAGACACAGGAGCACAGGGAGACACAGGAGCTCAAGGCGCTACAGGTGCAGGAGTTACAGGAGCACAGGGAGACACAGGAGCACAGGGAGACACAGGAGCGCAAGGTGCTACAGGTGCAGGAGTTACAGGAGCACAGGGAGACACAGGAGCACAGGGAGACACAGGAGCGCAAGGTGCTACAGGTGCAGGAGTTACAGGAGCACAAGGTGCTACAGGTGCAGGAGTTACAGGAGCACAGGGTTCAACAGGACCCCAGGGTTCAACTGGTGCACAGGGTTCAACTGGTGCTCAAGGTTCAACAGGAGCTCAAGGATCAACGGGAGCACAAGGTAGTACAGGACCTCAAGGTGCAACAGGAGCACAAGGTTCAACAGGGTCTCAAGGTTCTACGGGAGCGCAAGGTTCAACAGGGTCTCAAGGTGCTACAGGTGCTCAGGGTTCAACAGGGCCGCAAGGAGCAACAGGGTCTCAAGGTGCTACAGGAGCGCAAGGAGCAACAGGTGTTGGAGCAACAGGACCACAAGGTTCTACGGGAGCACAGGGTTCCACAGGTAGTACAGGAGCACAAGGGTCAACAGGCGCACAAGGTTCCACAGGAGCACAAGGTTCAACAGGAGCACAGGGAGCAACAGGACCTCAGGGAGCAACGGGAGCGCAAGGAAGTACAGGTGCACAAGGTTCCACAGGTGCACAAGGTTCCACAGGTAGTACGGGCGCTCAAGGTGCAACAGGGTCTCAAGGTTCTACGGGAGCACAAGGTGCAACAGGAGCGCAAGGTTCAACAGGAGCTCAAGGTTCAACAGGAGCTCAAGGATCAACAGGAGCTCAAGGAACAACGGGAGCTCAGGGTTCCACGGGAGCACAAGGTTCAACAGGAGCACAAGGTTCCACAGGTGCACAAGGTTCCACAGGAGCACAGGGATCAACAGGTGCTCAGGGATCAACAGGTGCACAGGGTTCTACAGGTGCACAAGGTTCCACAGGAGCACAAGGTTCCACAGGTGCACAAGGTTCCACAGGTGTTGGAACAACAGGAGCTCAGGGATCAACTGGAGCACAAGGTAGTACAGGTGCTCAGGGATCAACAGGTGCTCAGGGATCAACTGGAGCTCAAGGTTCCACAGGTGCACAGGGATCAACAGGAGCTCAAGGTTCCACAGGTGCACAAGGAGCAACTGGAGCTCAAGGTTCAACAGGAGCTCAGGGATCAACAGGAGCTCAAGGTAGTACAGGTGCTGGAACAACAGGAGCGCAGGGTTCCACAGGTTCACAAGGCGCAACAGGTGTAGGTGTTACAGGAGCTCAAGGTTCTACAGGAGCACAGGGTAGTACAGGAGCACAAGGAGCAACAGGTGTTGGTGTTACAGGAGCACAAGGTTCCACAGGTGCACAGGGATCAACAGGAGCACAAGGTAGTACAGGAGCACAAGGTAGTACAGGAGCGCAAGGTGCAACAGGTGTTGGAACAACAGGAGCGCAAGGTTCAACAGGTGCACAAGGTTCTACAGGAGCGCAAGGTGCAACAGGAGCGCAAGGATCAACAGGAGCACAAGGCTCAACTGGAGCACAGGGAGCAACAGGTGCACAAGGACCAACAGGAGCACAAGGAGCAACAGGTGTTGGTGTTACAGGAGCACAGGGTTCAACAGGAGCACAGGGTTCAACAGGAGCTCAAGGATCAACAGGACGAACAGGAGCACAGGGATCAACAGGTGCTCAAGGTTCCACGGGACCACAGGGTTCAACAGGTGCTCAAGGTTCCACGGGACCACAGGGTTCAACAGGAGCACAGGGATCAACGGGAGCACAGGGAACAACAGGTGCACAAGGAACAACGGGAGCACAGGGAACAACAGGTGCACAAGGTTCAACGGGAGCTCAAGGATCAACGGGAGCTCAAGGATCAACGGGAGCACAAGGAGCAACTGGCGCACAGGGTTCAACAGGTGCACAGGGATCAACAGGTGCACAGGGATCAACAGGAGCTCAAGGTTCAACAGGTAGTACAGGAGCCCAAGGAGCAACTGGTGCTCAAGGTTCCACAGGAGCAACAGGACGAACAGGTGCGCAGGGTTCTACGGGACCACAAGGAGCAACTGGAGCGCAAGGCTCAACAGGTGCCCAAGGTTCCACGGGAGCGCAAGGTTCAACAGGAGCGCAAGGCTCAACAGGAGCTCAGGGAGCAACTGGAGCGCAAGGCTCAACAGGTGCCCAAGGTTCCACGGGAGCGCAGGGCTCAACAGGTGCCCAAGGAGCCACAGGAGCTCAGGGAGCAACTGGAGCGCAAGGCTCAACAGGTGCCCAAGGTTCCACGGGAGCGCAGGGCTCAACAGGACCCCAAGGAGCCACAGGACGAACAGGAGCTCAAGGTTCAACAGGAGCTCAGGGCTCAACAGGAGCTCAAGGTTCAACAGGAGCACAAGGTTCAACAGGAGCACAGGGTTCAACAGGAGCACAAGGAGCAACAGGACCTCAAGGTTCAACAGGAGCACAAGGTGCCACGGGACCTCAAGGCTCAACAGGAGCTCAGGGTTCAACAGGAGCTCAAGGATCAACGGGAGCTCAAGGTTCAACAGGAGCTCAGGGATCAACAGGAGCTCAAGGATCAACAGGAGCTCAAGGTTCTACAGGTGCTCAAGGAGCAACGGGACCTCAAGGCTCAACAGGTAGTACAGGAGCCCAAGGAGCAACTGGTGCACAAGGTAGTACAGGTGCTCAGGGAGCAACGGGACCTCAAGGTGCAACAGGACCTCAAGGCTCAACAGGAGCAACAGGAGCACAAGGTTCCACTGGACCTCAAGGTGCAACAGGACCTCAAGGCTCAACAGGACCCCAGGGAGCAACTGGCGCACAGGGTTCTACGGGAGCTCAAGGTTCCACAGGAGCTCAAGGCTCAACAGGACCCCAGGGAGCAACGGGTGCTCAAGGTGCAACAGGAGCAACAGGAGCGCAAGGAGCCACGGGACCTCAGGGAGCAACGGGAGCTCAAGGTTCCACAGGAGCTCAAGGCTCCACAGGACCCCAGGGAGCAACTGGAAGAACTGGAGCACAAGGTTCCACAGGAGCACAAGGTTCCACAGGAGCTCAAGGCTCCACAGGACGAACAGGTGCGCAGGGGTCTACGGGACCACAAGGAACAACTGGAGCACAGGGTTCTACAGGAGCTCAAGGTTCC